CTGGGGCATGAGCACAGACCTAAAAGCAGCTTTTGAGAAAGTACTTGATATTGCTGAGAAGAATAACGTTTCACAGGAAGAAATGCCGAAAGCTATAGTTGTTATCTCTGATATGGAGATTGATTATAGCGGAAATAAGGACTGGTCTTTCTATGACAAAATGGAAAAGAAATTCCGAAAAGCCGGATATGTTATTCCGAATATAATTTTCTGGAATGTCGACAGCAGACATGATGTATTTCATGCAGATGCTACAAGAAAAGGTGTGCAGCTTGCAAGTGGCCAGTCGGTAACAGTATTCAAACATGTATTACAGAATCTTGGATATAATCCAATTGAAGCCATGGAAAACACAATCAATTCAGAAAGATACGATTGTATTACGATTGAATAAAATAAAGTGAAACTCAACTCAGTTTTGCATAAAACTGACCGTGACAGGCGGCACGGAATGTAGCTCAGGTGGAAGAGTGCGCTACAAATGCGAGGTCACAGGTTCGAATCCTGCCATTCCGATTCCAATGAACTGCAATCATTGGAAAAATTTCTTTTTCTTTTACCTTGTTTCGGTTTCCAGTACTCCACGTTGGGTGGCAAGTTACGGTTCGAGTCCGTGTACTGGAATTTTTGTTTTGATGAGAGAATATGGAAAGAAAAGATTATTGTTGCACATGCAAATGGTACGAACTGGAAGAAGGTGTCTGCTGTAATGGCGACAGTGAACATTGTGCAGGTTTTAGATGTCTTGATGACAGTTGCGAATGTTGGGAGGGCGTAGGAAATGGGAAAACGGAAGATTATTTATATAGCAGTCGATCATAAAGATGCAGATTATTTTCTAATAAAATTATTTAATAAAATACATAACAAAACACCGATAGTGCAGCTCAATAGGAAAACGTTTATTTTGGAAACGGAAACATGTATTGTAGGGACTTTCATTATTAATTCACCTCATAGAACAAAAACACTTCGTGGCGCTGCTAGTTATTTCTTACAAAGTGACAAACCGTTTGAAATGCGGATAAGTAGAATTAATGAACTATATAATTCTTTACAATATAAAAATTTATGGCTTGAAATCAATGCGAAGGAAATTACAGAAGAACAGCTTATTAAACTACTGATATACGGAGATGTGGAATGAAAGTATTCGGCAAAGAAATCAAAGACGAATGTTCCAGATGCGGAAATATCCTTGAGTGTGAATTGTTCCGTCAGGGACATGGAATAAAGCAGGAACGTGAGAATATAGCAAAGATGATCGAGTGCCAGATGAATCACAGGAAAGGTAGGGAAAAATAAATTATGGAAAATGATTTATTGTTACGATACAAACGTAAATGTCCACTTTGTGGAGGAACGGTAATCAATACAGGAGTGGATATCTTTGGCGGTGACGTAGATGCTGCAGGTTTGAGAACTGATGCAGAATGGATTTGTACAAACTGCAAAACTGAATTTAATAGTGAATTTTATCTCGAATCTGATAGGATTAAGACAATTTATAACGCAAAGGCCACATTACTTGATAAAAAAGATTGTCAGCCTAACGTTCTTGGAGAATTAAACACTAATAGAGGAATATGGTGATATAAAATGATTAAAATTTTAGTTCCTGGAACATTAAAAAGAATAAATTGCGGAAAATGCGGAGCAGTGTTGCAGTACGATGAAAAAGAAGATGTTAAAGAAGAATGCATAGAAAAAATGTTTTCTACAAATATGCCATCTGGACGTGGACGTAAGCAGAAATATATCATATGCCCACAGTGCAAGAATAAAATAGTTACGTGGTCTACAAGATAGAGGGAGTGTTGTCATGAGAATTGAAGATTTGAAGAGCTGGACAGTAGATCAGTTGAAAGAAGAGATTGTTCGTCTGGCTGATGAGAGAGAATCAAAGCAACATGAGATTTTAGACAAGGATAATAAAATCAACGAGCTTCAGGCTGAACTGGATAAAATGTGCGCTTATAATAACGAGTTAAAAAGACAGGTGGACGAAAAGGCAGATGCACCATTTTACGACGAATCTGTAGAAATCGCAAAATATCACAGACAGCATCAGGACGATTGCATTACGATTAATCAGTTACATACAACACTTGACGTTCTGATTGACCGATATGCGAATCTGAGAAAGATTCATGGGGTGAGTTGATGTTATGGATAATCAAATTACTGTTAGCAAATTATTAAATATACTTGATGGCCTTTTACAGAGTGGCTTTGGAGATGCACCTGTGTTCTTAGGCGAAAATTATCCGCTGTTAGAAGATTCAATAAGCGTTAATCTGTGTGAAAACAAGCTACACATTAGGAATACATATTATGATGAAAAAATGGCAGAAGCAATGAGAAAAGCTATTAATGGTATGGAAGATGTACATAGAACATATATAGCAGATTGTTACAAAGCTGGAAGAGGAATAGACATAAAGGAGTGAGAAAGCATGAAAGATAATGCATATTTACTTAGTAGCCCTTGGATAGAAGCCGTTCAAAGCATATATCTTTCTTCAGGAGCGTTTAAAACATGCATTGCTTCGTATAAAAACAATTATCTTAAAATGCATGGAAAACGCAAAATAAGACAGATTGCCGGAAGAAAGAGAAAGAGGAAGTTTCACAATCAATTCAGCGATAATGTAAGAAGCAAAATGAGAATTTATCTTAAACGGAAACGTAAAGGCATTAAGCATAAAAAGAATAGGAGAAATAATGAGTATCAAATCAGCATTTGAATCTGAGGGGATAGATTTCTCTCAGGTAATGAATCCACCAGAGCCGTGGGACGGACGGGCATTAATAAAGAATATCAATGGCAAACTGTGGTATTGCTGTCCCTTTTGCGAGAAGAAAGCACTTCTGATTAGCCCAGAGACAAAAATTCGGCATCTTAAATTGAAGTGCAAGGGAAGTAACTGCAAGAAAGAGTTTGAGGTGAATGTATGAGAATTGTGGTTAAAAGGATTCCGATTGAGATCATCGAACTTGGAATAGAAACATATGCGCAGATTGATATCGAGGAAATTCTTCTTATATCTTATCCGCCAATTACAAAGACCGTTTTAAAATTTTATACTGAGTACATTGCGTTTGAATTCCAAAAGGAATATTCAGTAAAAATAAAAAATGATGATGCAGTGATAAAATGTTATAGGGGAAACACTTTGAACACTTTCATTCAGAAAGACGCAGGTGAAAGAACTGTTGCTGAATGGCGCAAGGTTATATCGCATTCAGAAAACACTCCGTACATTGTTAAAGCTATTGATTCTATAAAAGTGCCTGATAAAGATGTTATTAAAACAGTTGCCAGCAATGCGGAAGAACTTCAAAAGACTAAACCTGTGGAAGCGGACGAACTTTCGGAAGAAACCAAGTTTAGAATTTATAAATTAATTGTAAATGAAATTGGAAAGCATTTTTACAATTGCGAGATGCGTATGTCATATAAAGACTTTATACTTGTTGAGGATTGCATCAGAAAAGTTTTGCAAGGAGAACAAGATGAACGCAAAACGGATTAAATGTCCGTTGGAATCGAGCAGTCTTATCTTACATCTGAGGATAAGGGCGATTCTCCAAAAGATGAAAGTTTCAAGACACCAACGGCAGATGGAAAATCGCTTCAAGTCGACCTTGAATTTTCTTATAAATTCGATCAGAGCAGAGTAACTGATGTATTTACTCAGTTCAAAGGTCAATCCGGGGAATCTGTGAAAAATACTTTTATTAAGCCTAAGATGAAAGCATGGACGCAGGAAGTAACTGCGAAGTATCCAGTAACAGATGTTTTCGGTGATAAACGCCAGGAACTGAATGAAGCACTTGACGAATATCTTAAGCAGAAGTTTGAGCCATACGGAATTATTATTGATACAGTAAACTTTACTTCCATTTCCACTGATGATGAAACACAGGCTGCAATCCAAAAGAAGGTAAATGCACAGCAAGAATTAGAACTTGCTAACATTGAAGCTAAAACAGCCAAAGTACAAGCTGATAAAGATAAAGAAGTTGCACTGATTGCTGCTGAAAAGGAAAAGGAGAAAGCATCTATCCAAGCGGAACAGGCCAAAATTGATGCAGAAGGTAAAGCTGAAGCTATTAAGATTAAAGCAGAAGCTGAAGCAGAAGCAAATAGAAAAATCGCAGAATCTCTTACTCCCGAACTGATTGAAAAACAGAAAATTGATAAATGGAATGGTGAAGTACCAAAAATTCAAGGAAGTAACACTTCTACTATCGTAGATACAAGAGATATGACAGCTGATGAGAATGCTGAATAATAAGTAAAACAGTCAAGAGAGCCACACGAGAGCCAGACTAAATCCTAAAAAGAAAGGAGGTCTGGCTCTATTTTTATGGGAAAAATTACAGAAGGCTCGCTTGAATGGTATCGGGCAGTGCTGAATCAGATTATCAGTAGTGACATGACAATCTATCAAAATCAAAAAGATTGCCTTGATTTGCTCTTAAATATGAATATTGACCTTCCTTTCAACAAGAACCAAGAATCACGGAAAATGGCTATGAAAGTAAGTCAATACTCACATAACATAGCAGAGAAGTGTGCCGCATTAACTGGAAGTGGTAATTTTGACGATATCTATTGGCAGTATTTGCTACTGGAAGCACCACATTTATTTGAAAGTTACTTGCTTTATATGGAAAAAAATAGACCGGACAGCAAGAAATTTTATATTCCACGAAAAAAAACACTGCATGTGGTAGCCAAAGACCTACAAGATTTGGAAGAAAGAAAGATAGAGTTTTACGGCTTATCACTTCCAAGCCGTGTTGGAAAATCCACTATGTGTATTTTCTTTATGTCATGGATAATGGGAAAAAGACCGAATAGTCATAGCGCCATGGGTGGTCATTCTGGAAAACTGGCAAAAGGATTTTACGGAGAACTTCTTAACCTCATTAATACACAGGAATACAACTACAGTGAAATTTTTCCGCAATCGAAACTTCAAAAACAGAGTGCTGATGATTTTGAAATAAACCTGGACAAACCAGACCGATTTGCAACAATGACTTGCCGTGGTATTGAAGGTACTTGGACAGGTGCCGTTGATATTTCTTCTGATGGGTATTTGTACGTGGATGACCTTGTAAGAGATAGGCAACATTCATTAAGCCCTACCCGATTGGAAAATACATATCAAGAATATCTGAACAAGATGGTTGACCGTAAGATTGATGGTGCAAGAGAACTTATGGTTGGAACCAGATGGAATTTATATGACCCTCTTGGAAAAATCGAGAAGCTAAATCGGGATAATCCAATGTATCGGTTTAGAAAAATTCCAGCTTTGAACGATGATGGTGAATCCAATTTCGATTATGAGTATGGCGTTGGATTTTCAACAAAATATTATGTTGATATGAAAGCTAGGCTAGACGCTAACGAATGGGAAGCTAAATATCAGCAAAAGCCCTTCTTGCGTGAAGGAATTGTGTTTGCAGCTGATGAATTGAGATATTATAACGGCGTTCTTCCAGAAGGTGGATTTGTTAAAAATGTTTCTGCTTGCGATGTTGCGTGGGGTGGTGGCGATAGCTTATCAATGCCAGTGGGTGCAGAATACGAAAATGGAGATGTATATATTTATGATTGGATTTTTAGCACAGCACCAAAAGAAGGAACATTGCCATTAGTTGTTGGAAGAATCATGGGAAATAATATTCAATCCATTAATTTTGAAGCAAATAATGGTGGAGATATGTATGCCTATTATGTAAACGAACGCTTGAAAGAACATAAATACGCTTGCAGCACGACAAGTACAAAAGCACCTTCAAAACAAGCAAAAAAAGAAAAAATAAATCAATATTCCGGGGATGTTAAGCAAAATTTTATATTTTTGGCTCCGAAATATCAAGATAAACAGTATCAAAAGGCTATGGATGAATTAACTACATTCGTCTATATTGGTGATAATGAACATGATGACGCTGCCGATGGAGTTACGCAGCTTGCAATAACGCTTGCCGGCAAAAGATTTGCAGAAGTAAAAGCAACCAAAAATTTTATGTGGGGAAGGAGATAGAATATGATGACTGCAACTCAATATTTACGCCAGATTGAAAATTATGATAACAGAATCAAAAACAAGCTTATCGAAGAAGAACAGCTCATTTCTCTTTCCACAAGTGTATCTGCAATTCCTGTTGGAGAAAAGGTACAAACTTCTGTAAAACGTGATCCGATGGGAGACATGATTGCGAAGATATTTGATCTGCGAGAAGAGATTTCAGAAATGATATCTGAATTTTTACAAAAAAGACAAGAAATAGTCCGAACTATAGAACAGGTTGAAGATCCATTACTATATGACATATTATTTAAGCACTATGTTGAGTACAAATCTTTGGTTCGCATTGCAGATGAGATGGGTTATTCAGAGATTCACATTAAAAAAAAGCATTTAAAAGCCATAGCAGAAATAAAAAAGATAAAAGGTTTCGAAAGATGATACCGAAGTATACTGAAAAATACTTTTAATATGTGTAGAATATAAAGTAGAGCATTGGATTAAAATATCCAGTGCTTTTTATTTTGCAGAAAGGATGGTTCGGCTCGTGAGAAATACAATGAATTTTGTAGATTTATGCCGAGGTGATTTCGGGCGAAAAGTAGCCTACACAGGCGTTGACCGAATCACTCCACAAAATGTAGTAAAAGTAGTATCAGATACAATTGGCATACATAATAAAAATCGAACATTGATTGATTACTTGTATCGGTACATGAAAGGCGATCAGCCAATATTGTACCGAAATAAAATAGTCCGTCCAGAAGTTAATAACAGAGTGGTTGAAAATCACGCATTTGAAACCGTGAAGTTTAAAGCTGGACAGATTTGCGGGGAACCAATCCAATATGTATGTAAAAAGAAAAATGCAGATAAAAAAATAAATGAGCAAGTTGATTTGCTGAATGATTATCTTGATGAAGCCAATGCAGATGCAAGAAACATCCAGAGAGCAATATACCAAAGTGCAACAGGAACTTCTTATAAGGCTATTCTGAAAGAAGAGGACTGGACAGAAAACGGAGATTTACCGCCGTTTAGAATCTTTATTCCGTATCCTGGTGATTGTTACATTGTATATTCGCAGAGGAACGGAAAACCAATGCTGTCCGTTCAGATTTTGAAGGATGAAGATGAGCAACAATACTACTTATGTTATTCAAAGAACCAGTTTTTCAAAATCACGAATGGAAAAGTAACCGAATATGGAATCAACGGTTTTGGTGGGATTCCTATTGTTGAATGCCCGAATAATCATGACAGACTTTCGGACGTTGAAATTGCAATCACATTATTTGATGCAATCAACAAATACCAGTCTGATAGATTAAATGGCGTTGAACAGTTTGTGCAAGCCTTTATGAAGTTCAAGAACTGCGAGGTAGATGAAAACGAGTTTTTGAAAATGGTAAAACTTGGTGCCATCTCTGTAAAAGATACTGGAAATGGCTGTCAGTCGGATGTTGAACTGATGACCGCTGAATTGAATCAATCAGAGAGCCAGGTTGCAAAGGATGATATCTACAATAACATGCTGATTGTGGAAGCAATGCCAAACCGCCAAAGCAATAGCGGAGGGGATACAGGAAATGCTGTATACCTTCGTAATGGATGGGACTTCGCAGAAAGAGATGCAAAATTGGTAGAAGCATTTACCAAGGAAGCTGAAAAGGAATCTGCTAGAATTATTCTGAATATTATCCGTGGTACATCAAATGATGTTAATATCTCAACCCGAGATTTTGATGTAAAGATAACCAGAAACCCAACAGACAATATGCTTGTAAAAGCACAGGCACTTGATTATCTGTTTAAAAATAAAATTCATCCGCTTATTGCACTGATTACTTGCGGTTTATTTAGTGATCCGCAGAAAGTCTACGAAATGAGTTTACCGTATCTGGGAACTATTTACCCGGAACTGGCAGACCCGGAAGCGGAAATGCAGAAAGCACAGCAATTACTTGACGGAAAGTTTCAAAATCCGTCCAAAACAGAACCAATGGCAAATTCTCCATCTAACGAAGAATGAACCAAATTTCGATTATTTAAGGAGTTTTAGAGAAATCTAAGGCTTCTTTTTTAATACCCAAAATCAAATAAATTGCAACAGCCCGTGAGCGTAAATCGGGTACAGACCATGTGCGGAGCGAACCGTGTTGAAAAAGCGTATTGGACTGGAAGAAAGGAGATTTCAATGACAAGAGAACAGGCAAAACAGGCACTTATCGGTATGGGAGTTGCAGAACCTTCCGAGGAACAGGTTTCTAAGCTTCTTGATTCTATTTCTGCTGAAACTAAGAAAGAGAAAGACAAAAATGTTTCTCTGAAGGAAAAAGCTGAAAAAGCAGATTCCCTGGAAAAAGAGTTGGAAGATTTGAAAAAGCAGAACATGACCGAAGCAGAACGGCTAGAAGCTGAACGCAAGAAAGAAAAGGAAGCAGTGGATAAGGAGTTAGCTGATTTGAAAGCTGCGCTTGCAGAATCCAACAAAAAAGCCCTTACCAGTGAAATTACTTCTATGTTCGCAAATGCAGGACTTTCAACCGAAACATACGCGAGTGCTATTAAAGCATACGCATCTGCACCGTATGAGAAACCAGAAGATGCAATGAAAGAAGTCGAAACTTTTGTTAAGGGAGTTTCCGAAGCAAATAAAACAGCACTTGATACCGCAAAAGCAGCTTGGGAGAAAGAAGCATTGGAAAATACTCCTAATCCAGGAGGCGGTAGCGGTGGCAAACAGGAAAAAACTAGTAAAGCGTCTGAGTACGCTAAACAGTATTCGGCACGCATGAACCCAGATGCAAAACCGGCTGATGATAATGCACCAGCTAATTTCTAAGAAAAGGAGATTTTAAAACATGGCTTTCATGAAAATTAAGCAGTACGAATCTACCCCGAATATCCTTGAATCTGAGGTAGGACTTGTACTCAAAACTTACACAGCAGATCAGACAAATGCAGTTGCAGTTAATGACAGAAAAATTATTAAGGCAGGTTCCGTATACCCAACAAACGCAACCGGCGCAAAAGGTCTTGTGTTTGAAGATGTGGATATGACAGACGATGAGAAGCGTCCAATTTCCGTTATTGTTGCCGGACGTGTCCTAGAAGACCGACTTCCCGCAACTGTTGACACAACTGCAAAAACTGAATTACAGGCACTTGGAATTGTGTTTGTAGAAGAAACCGAAGTTGTATTTTAAGGAGGATAATAAGCAATGGCATACAATGTATTAGAAGCAATCAGCGAGGAAGAAAGACTTAATTTCTCCCAGAATTTCTCTGTTAAAAGACCTGGAATCCTTGATACCATTTTCCCGGATGTAAAAACAGATTACTGGAAGGCTGAATACTACAGACTTATGAGCGGACAGCGGCTTCCGGAAATCGCATTTGTACATGCCCTTGACACCGAAGCAGAAATCGGTTCCAGACCTGGTTTTGAAAAGGTGTTGACCGAGAAACTTCTCATTAAAAGGAAGCTCAATCAGTCCGAGAGCTTACAACAGGCTATCGAGAACGGTGTACCAGATAATGAGGAACTTACAGACTTTGTATTCGATGACGCGACAAACCTTTTTGAGGCCGTCCTTGCCAGAACCAAAGTTATGAAAGGCCAGGCACTGTCTACTGGAAAACTTGTTATCAAAGAAAACAAAGTGGACATGACTATTGATTTTGGAGTTCCGTCTGAATTAAAAATTACCATTACAGACTGGTCTAAACCAGATTCTGATATTATGGGTGATATTCAGAAAATGGTTCAGCTTGCAGAAGATGGCGGATATGTTGTCAATAAGGCAATTACCTCTCTTAAAATGATTAACAACATGAGAAACAACACCGGAATGCAGACCGCAGTTCTTGGAGCTGCAAATAAACGTCTTCTGACGAAACAGGAGCTTGCGAACCTTCTCATGCAGGAGTACGGAATTACAATTGATCGCTGTGACGAAAAGTTCCGTTACAGAAGCAAAGGCATTGTTAAAACAGGTAGATATTTCAAAGAAGATGTATTTACCCTGTATGAATCTAACCAGGATGGTTCTTTTGGTACTGGACTTTGGGGCGCAACACCAGAGGAAAAAGAGTACCGTCAGTTCATTCAGCAGCAAAACCGTTCCTTTATTACCATGTCCATGTGGGCTACGCCAGATCCAGTTGCAGTATGGACGAAAGCTTCTGGAATGTTCATCCCGGTTGTACCGAAAGCAAACGGCGGTATCGTGATCGGTACCAAGGCGGGGGAATAAACGGGCATAGTCTCGATGAAAGCAGCCAGTCACCATCTGTAGCAAGTGCTTACAATGAATCAATACATAAGTATACAGAAAGCGAGTTGTCTAATATGACTGTATCTCAGTTAAGACAACTCGCAAGTGATAACGGCTATGCCCTGACAGCAACTAATAAGGCTGGAATAATATCAGAGATTTTATCTCAGCAAAGGTAGGTGATTAAATGGACGAACAGCTTATAGAGGACTTGACAAATTATCTTGAAGATGATGAAGAAACTGCGAGGATGATTCCTCTTTCAGCAAAGAGGGCTATTCGTTCATTTAAGAAGAAAAGGAATTATCCTTCATCTTACAGTGATGAGAAAATAAATTCCGATATGGAAAACTGCTATGATTGCATTTTTGATTTGGCTCTTTTCTTTCTGGTGAAACAGGGAGCTGAATTTCAAGGATCACATTCCGAATCTTCTGTAAACAGAAATTGGACTTCTGAAACTGAAATATATGTAAATCATGGTGTTTTTCCATTTATCGGATTCTAAGATGGTGTGTGCGTGATACGTCAATCCTCCCACGTATCGCAGGGGTGCTTCAAATTAGGTGGGTAGAAGCAATATCTAAAAAATGGGAGTGATGGAAAGGAATAGCGATGGGATGTGAACACGAGTGTATCAACGAACACCGCTTGGAAGAATTGGAAAATGCCGTCCGTGAGATGAAAGAAAAGCATTCCAAAAGGGATGAAGGCTTTTTTAATCGTATCAATGCGCTAGAACAGAAAATTGCTTTATACAACAACGATCTGGGACACATCAAAGATACAGTTGACGAAATGAACGACAATTTAAAAGCACTCATGGAAAAACCAGGAAAATTACAGGACAAAATTATTGCTTATGTCATAACTGGCATAATCGGTATTATTTTAGGCTTTGCCCTTAAAGGCATTTTCCCGGTGTAATATTGATTCCACTAACAGGGAGGACGGTGGAATGGATAATTATAAAGACTTTTCGGAAGATGAAAGAATCTTCTATTTGCGTGAAGCTGGATTTGATTCCAGAGAAAAAGAGTTATTCCGATTGCGTGTTTACGAAGAAAAAACACTTGCAGAAGCTTCAGAAATCATGGGTTACAGCACAAGAACAGTAGACCGCATAAACAGAAAATTAAAGAAGAAAATTATGAAAGTCGCCCCGATGTATTGTCGGGGCTTTTCTTTGTATTCATAAAATGTGGCGTATTTATGGCGTTATCATGGCGTGTTAATCAACCTCTTATTATTGTAAAATATAGTTATAAAAACAAGGGAGGTTTGAGATATGCAGTATGGTAATCCGTATTTTGCGCAACCATTTCAACAAATACAGCCGTATCAAGATAGATTAGCACAATTACAGAATAGTTATCAGCAGGCAATGCCATACGGACAGGCACAGATTCAGCAACCAATACAACAAATGCCACAAGTGCCACAAATCCCCATGTTGCAAGGGCAGATGGTTGATGGCATTGATACCGTAAAGGCAAAAGACGTAGATATGTCTGGAAACCCTGTCTATTATCCAAAAACAGATGGAACAGAAATATATAGAAAACAATTACAGGCAGATGGAAGAAGTAGAATTTTTGTTTATCGACTTATAAATCCGGAAGAACAACAGCAACCAAAGGTAGAAGAAAAACAGATTGACATAGAAGCTATGTTTAATCAACTTCGGAACGATGTTTGTTCTGAGATTTCCGAAATAAAGAGTATGTTCCCGACCCAAATGTCGGGAACATCGGAACCAAGGCAGAATGGAGGTAAACAGAGATGAATTTTAGTCCAAACGCCATGATGAAAAAGCAATTTGAGAAAATGATTACTCAGAGGTTCGGAAGTGTTGATAACATGATGAACGATATGAGCAAATTTGCAGGAAATAATCCAACATTAAAAAATGCGTTGGATTTATATAAAAAAGGTGACGCAAGTCAATTGCATCAAATCCAACAGAATGTTTTTGAAGAAAAGCATTTATCTCCAGATGGAATTATACAGAAATTCCTTGGATTATAACACTTCCCCATAATTGGGTGATTAAGAATCGCTACAATTTGGGACGACAGCCGCGGATGTCTCCTATTGTAAATAAAATTTAAGGAGACTAAAAACATGATGAATGGTTCAAATTACAGCCTTAGCGACATTGCAGCTGCTACAGGCTCTAATAACCGTGCAAATGACATGTGGGGCGGCGATGGTTTTTCCCTTATCTGGCTTGTCCTTATTTTCGCAATCTTCGGCTGGGGCGGTTTCGGCGGCTTTGGCGGCTGGGGTGGCAATGGTGGAAACGGTACAAATGGTGCAGGTTTCCAAGGATGGGCTACCCGTTCAGATATTAATGAGGAATTCGCCCTTAATGATATTCAGAATGGTATCAGAGGTATTCAGCAGGGTATCTGTGACAGCACATATTCTCTTAACAATACCATGCAGAGTGGCTTTAATGGTATGAATGTTGGAATGCTTCAGGGCTTCAACGGCGTTCAGCAGGCAATCAATGCTGATACTGTAGCCGGTATGCAGAATACCAACGCATTACAGTCTCAGTTAGCAAACTGTTGCTGTGAAACAAGAGAAGCAATCCAGGGCATCAATTATAACCTTGCTACCAACACTTGTGCTCTCCAGAACACAATGAACAACAATACCAGAGATCTTCTGGAAAACCAGAACAGCAACACAAGAGCAATCCTTGACTTCTTGACTAACGATAAGATTGCAACATTACAGGCAGAGAACTCTGATCTGAAACGTGCTGCATCCCAGGATCGCCAGTCTGCATTGCTTACAACAGAGATGTATGCACAGGCTCAGAGATTAATCAATGCAATCAACCCGGCTCCGATTCCTGCATTCCAGGTTCCAGCTCCATATGCATACGCAGGATGTAATACATATGGTAACGGTTGTTGCTAAGTAACTCACCCTTAGAGGTTGACTAAATTCTAAGAGGTGGGTTGCGGCTCACCTCTTATTTTGATTGAGAGGTAGAAATATGAGTTGTAAAAATGTTTGTAAGCTCTGCAACCGTCTTGTAATAAGCCAAGCTGTTGCGTTTACAGGAGGTAATCTTGTAATCACACTCCCAGCAGGCAGTTACAACAATGGAGAGAAATATTGTATTGTTGTTGCACAAAGTATACCAGAAGCCACTACAATTACTGCTCCGGTAATGATTCAGATAGGAACAGGAACAACTTTGTATCCGCTAGAAAATCGTTGCTGTGCACAGATTACGGCTTGTGGAATAAGAACCAGAACGAAGTACGCAACCAGAGTAGCTACAAGTGCAACTGGCGGAGTATTCAAGATGTTAGGAAATCCGGCTTGTAGTCCGAGCAACAATTTGAAAGCAATTAATGGTACAGCCCCAACGACAGAAGCACCTGTTACGCAGGCTGTTAGAAAGGGGGCACTGTAATGCATAAAGTTGCAATGGAAATGGGAAAATGGGCTATGGAAAAAGCCAAAACACATGGCTTTGATAATCTCAGTGCTCAAGACTGGGACGATCTGAAAGACTGCATGGAAGTAGTAAAATGTGCGATTTGCGCTGATAAGGATTACAGAATCGTAGAAGCTATGGACGAATGCGAACAGGAAGAAAAGTATCTTGGACGCATGGGATATGACCGTTACCGCTATTCAAATGGGCGTTTCGCTCCAAAAGGTAGGGGAACCAGAAAAGGATATAGACCGTATCTGTATATGCAGGATGATGACTGGATGGATGAGTATTTAAACAATCCAGAGTTTGAGCGCAATATGTACCGCATGGGATATCATCCAGATCGTAGTGATATGGAAAATGATGGTATGAATATGAATTGGAAGAAATCCAGATATGGCGAATCCTATGATAGATACGATGAGAATCGTAGGCACTATCATGATTCCAAAGATACGGAATCCAAAAGAAAAATGGATGATTCCATGAAGGAGTATACGTCTGACATTATCCGTAATCTCACGGAAATGTGGTCAGATGCAGATGCAACGCTCAGACAGTCAATGAAAACTGACCTGACCAGACTTGTACAGCAGATGAACTAGAGCAATAAATGAATTAAGTCCTTGTCGCAAATTAATGCGGCAGGGGCTTTTTTCGTAGAAAGGATGGTAATAAACCATGCTACGAAAATTTTACATGAATGGGGATTTATGGAGAGTGCAGTTTGTTCCATCACAAGATGATGTTTTAATTGACCGTACAGGAAACAGAACACTTGGAGTATCGGATTATTCCACCCATATTATTTCGATTGCGAATAACCTACATGGAGAACTTTTGAACCGTGTATTTATCCATGAGTTAGGACATTGTGTAATGTTCAGCTATGGATTACTGCCAGAGCTTCACCGCATGACCAAGAAACGATATTGGGTGGATGCAGAGGAATTTGTATGCAATATTCTGGCAGACTACGGACAGTTTGTTATTAGAACAACAAGAGATATTTTGGGAAACAAATTTACATACGTTTCGCCTGTTGGAATGGAAAGGATGACTGCATGAGAGTATTAAGATTTATTGTAAATAATCAAAGAATTTATCCAGATCCGAAGTGTGATTTCTCTGGACTGGTAAAGGGCACGACTGGATATCTTAAAGCATTGTTTATCTTTTCTCCAGAGTGGAACGGATGTAAAACAGCTGCTTCATTTTGGAGAATGGAAAAAGAATACCCAGTAATACTGAAAAACAATCAATGTGAAATTCCGCCAGAAGCCCTTACTTGGGATTATTTTTCTGTATCTGTCACCGGAGTGAAAGATAACGGAAAATACATTATAACTACTGGTAAAACCAAAGTATCACAGAGGGGGTAGAACATGGCAACAGCACTTGATTTACTTATGAGCGCAAAAGAAGATGTTAATTTTCTTTCTGAAGAATCCGATATATGCACAATTGACGATAAGACAAGGGCTATTTTCGTGCCCTCTACAATCGTAGTTTGTGGGGTGCAATCTGACAAGAATGCAGAACGTATTAAATTTTCATGTCCCAAAATTGTAGGAGATAATCTTGATTTATCCAAATTTTCAGTCAGAATTAACTTCGAAAACGTAAGCAGTGTGGATTTTAATGTTTCTATCAAAGACCAATACATTTGTGATGATGTAGCTGTAGATGGCGAAAATGTAACTTTTTCTTGGTTGATTGGAAGAAATGCAGCAAGGTATATGGGAACGGTACGTTTTATTGTTTGCGCTGTTAAAACGGATTCCGATTCAAATATTAGTGTTGAATGGAATACCACAATAGCGGAAGTACCAGTGCTAGAGGGTATCGAGATTGATCAACCACAGATAGGAAAGGAAGAAAAAGATGTTATAAATCAGCTTTTGGAGCTTACTAAAAACACATCTTCGGAAGCTGTTCAAAATGTAAATTCCGCAAAAGAACAAGCTATTAAGGACATCCAGAGTGTATCACAGCCAGACACTACATTGACTATAGAAGGTGGGCTTGCAGAAGCAAAAGCAACGGGAGAAGCTATTGGTTCGCTAAGGGAAGATATAGAGTATTTTAAAGATGATGTTACCAAAGCATTTAACGTGACTGAAAATCTATATAACCCACATTCATTTACAAATACAAAGGGTGTAGCATTAACTATTGCTGATGGTACAGAGTACGCAGATTCTACAACAGTAAATGCAATTACAACTGGATATTTTGACACAAATGAGGGGGATGTATGGAGGTTTTATAGATGGAATACAGCCAAGGATAATATATATGAGCTGGAAGTAATAGTGCATTGGTTTGATGAAAATGGAAAGTATATAAGCGGTGCAATTATAACTGGTGATGTAACAGCACCTATAAACGCTAGACGTTTACGTTTTACAGAAAAATTCACATTACTATATCCGACGTTAGATGTAATGGTTACTAAAAATTATTCGTTTGGTGTAAATGGTTATGTCCCGTATGGTATTACGCAGTTAAAAGAAACATTCTTGCCAAGAGAAAAAGTATATGAACAAGTGCATAGAAACGGAACACTTCATAGCGGTGATTCATGGGTATTGGAAAATAATAATATTATGGCAAGAAAGGTGTTTGTTTTAAGTGGAATTGTAAACTCATTTTCAACACTTGAAATGGGGCATGGTACTAAAACAAATTCTCCGTCAAGTTGGATGGTTGTGGATAATGAAAATATTACAGTATACTCAACACCTACCAACAAAGTAACACTTGCACACGGATTAACTATTAAAAACACAATTCAGATTATAATTGAAGTGGGCGCAAACTATAAGGCAAAAATTACATTATTATCTAATGGAGAAAAATACAATACAGAGCAAGATTGGGACGGAAACATTGGAAATATTTTTGTAAATAGTGTTAATACAGAATTAGTAAATTGCGCCGTATCTTGGACTTGCAAAAATTATTCTTCAACAATATGGGCATATGGAGATAGCTATTTCGGTATGACAAATAAGGCACGTTGGATTGCTCAGTTGTTAAGTAATGGATATGGTACAGATATGCTAATTGACGGTTATCCCGGTAGAGGTTCTGATGACGCGTATAATTCATTACAAACTGCATTAAAACATGGCAAACCAAAATATATATTATGGGCTATGGGTATGAATAAACCCGATAATGAATCATCTGTTAATGAGAACTGGAATAATAGATTTAATGATGTAAAGAAGCTGTGTAAAGAAAATGATATAACACTTATCGGGTGCACAATTCCGAATACACCAACACAGTTTAATAGCTACAAAAATAACGTTGTTAGAAATGCAGGAATTAAATATATAGATTTCGCAAAATCAGTGGGTGCTGAACACAAGGGAGATTCGTGGTATGACGGTATGCTGTCGGGTGATAATGTACACCCTACGGAAAAAGGTGCTATAACATTATATTTACAAGCATTAGCAGATTTTCCAGAATTGGCGAACACTTAACTAAAGAGGGCTTTAGTTAAGCAACCAAATTTAAGAAAGAGAGGAAATATGAGAGGATTAGTCCGTCAAAAGCAAAAAGTATATTGGTCACGAATTACTGAAAAAACAAAAGGATTAGACCGTATTAAAGTTTATGAGAAACCAGTTCTATACTCTTTTTCTGTATCATCTACAGCCGGAACACCAGAAGAAATTGCAGCCGGAATAGTGCCAGATTATGACAGGTATATTACAAGCTTTAATCGAAATTTTCATCCACAGGAAGCGGACATATTTTGGATAGATAGAATTCCACAAATAAGCGAGGACGGAAGCCTTATTTTGAGCAAAGATGGAGAACCCACAGTATTGCCAGATTACACGCTAAAGAAGATTTTAGACACACAAAAAGGCAATATTGCCAGATACGGAATTTCTAAAAGAGGAAACGAAAATGGGTAAGACAATAAAGTGTACCTTATCACAGAAATCAATCCAAAAAGCTATTGATGAAATAAAAAATTATCAAAAATCTTTAAGGAACAAAAATGAAATTTTCATAAAAAGATTATGTGAATTAGGGATTCCAGTTATTGACCAAAATATTTTGGCAGCACAAGGCGATTCCGATAAGAACCACAATACTTACATCAAAATTAACAGTTTTGGGGACTATGCAGAAGCCCACTTAATATGTGAAGGAATAGACCTTTTGTTTATAGAGTTCGGTGCAGGTATTCACTACAATGGTGCATCCGGTTCTAGTCCGCACCCAAAAGGAGAAGAATTTGGTTATACAATTGGTTCTTACGGACAAGGAAAAGGAAAAAACGATTCCTGGGTATATATTTCTGATTCCGGCGAATGGGTACGTTCTTACGGTACAGAAGCTACAATGCCAATGTATAAGGCAAGCGTAGAAATCATTCAGAATATCCGCAAAATTGCCAAAGAGGTATTCTATTCCTAAAGAAGATACCATAATATACTGAATGATACCAATTAATTATGGTATCATTACAGTGTTAAATTGTAGCATAAAATGCAATGCGTTCACTATGAAGGTGGGCGCATTTTTTATTGTGAGGTGACAGATATGCCAGACACAATAGAATCTCCTGTATTAGAAGTTTTTTCAAGATGGGGAGCGGCTGTTTCTAAGATTACCGGCGCAGACAATTATTCCATGGACGGAAGCGAAACAAATGCTTCTGGCAAAAAAGCATATGCACAGCTTTATATGCTCGGAAATCCAATTACGAGAGGTGACCTCGAAGGAGATGAATGCGCAACAATGCCATCATTTCAAGTAAACTGCTTCACGTCTGGGAGCAAAGCACTAACCAGAGTGTATGAATTGGACAAGATAAGTCACAAAACTATGGTGAGCATGGGATTCCGCCGCACATACGGACCGGAACCCATGTTTTTTGGTGACAGTGGAATCAAAAAGCTTGTTAGTCGATACAGCCGGATATATACAGGAAAATTACTTTGAAACCAATGAACGCATAGACGTTCTTTTTTTATGCTTAAAACGAAAGCGAGGTGAGATTATGGATCAGATTTTAAGCTATGTAAAGCCAGAATTACTTGTTGTCGTTGTATTTCTTTATTTCATCGGAGAAATTATTAAAAAGTCAGAGAATATTTCTGACAAATTTATTCCAATGATTTTAGGAATTCTTGGTGTATTAATTTGCGGTCTTTATGTTTTTGCAACATCTACGATTTCCGGTTCACAGGAAGTTGCAATGGCGCTGTTTACTGCAATTACACAAGGAATTATCGTTGCTGGATTAAGTACTTATGTAAATCAGCTTATTAAGCAGTCTGGAAAAGAAGAGTAGAAAGGCGGTGATCCGCTATCTCCCGGCACTGGGTTACGTGCATAAAACTTGAATTAAAGAAAGGAGCCTATCAAAATGGCAGATTTAACAACACTTGGCGTAACTTTTCATTACGGTGTTGAAACCGCTAAAGGAACAAAGCCAACTGCATTCACATGGTTAAAAAGATGTAGTTCCATCGGTGGAATTTCTCTTGATACAGAACAGATTGACGTATCAGCTCTTGAAGACTTCATTACACAGTATGCGTCCGGTAGACAGGATACTGGCGGTACTTGGGATGTAACCTTCAACCTTAACGCTGATGTTATCACAGCATTAAAGAAGCTTATGACTGATGCGGCAACAGGAAAGCCAAAAGGATTTAGAGTTTGGTTTGAAGTTGTATTTCCAGACCTCGCTGATGCATTTTTTGTTATCGCAGACCCCGGAAAAAACATTCCATTGTCTGATATTGGACAGAATGAAGCAGCAACAATTCCGCTATCTCTTATTATCCAAGAATATAAAGGCCTTGATACAAAAGTTGTTTCCGAAGAACTTGCACAGGCTTTAGACATCGCAAAAGCAGTAGCAGATTCCACAGGTGCAATGGCACTCAGCTAATAAAATATATCGGGAGGATTATAAAATGGTAACTTTTAATGTACATGGAAAAGAATATAAGGTTGTATTTGGATACGGACTTCTTACAAAAACAGATGTGCTGGACAAGGTACAGGGAATTACAGATGGAAAAGAGAGAAGCCTTCAGAAGATGATTTCTCTTCTCCCGGAACTGCTTCTTGCCGGACTTCAAAAGAAGCACAAGGAAGAGTTTGGGTATGAAAGTGATTCTGAAAAAGAAGCTGTTCTTAATAAAGTCTGTGACCTTTTGGATGATTACGAAGATGAAGGAACTGAGGAAAATCCGAAAAGCGGATTTGATTTATACCAACTTCTCGACAAAGAATTGGAGAAAAATGGTTTTTTATCCGGTCTGCTGAATGCAGTAGCAGAAGCACAGGCAGTGGAGAAGAACGCAACGAAGATTTCACAGGATCACAAAAAGAAAAATTAACATTTCGAGAAGTTGTTTACCAAGAGATTCTTCCTTTATACCTCTCTATTGGCGTATCTAAAGAAGAATTTATGGATTCTACACCAGCTGAATTAAAACCTTATCTCGAAGCTGAAAAGATACGTCAAAAGAGAAGAGACGCTGAGCTTTGGCAAGCGGGCATTTATGAAACATCAGCCACATTCACAGCTGTTGCAAATGCTTTAATGGGAAAAAAATCCAAGGCAGAGTATTTGAAAAAACCTTTACTGGAATCAGCAGAGGAAGAAAAGCGTAAACAGGAAGGTATACTTTCCGAAGAAGAAAAGAAAAAACAGAGAAATGCACTTTTGGCAAGCTTGCAACTCATGCAGGCGAACTTTGAGCTTAACCATGAAAAGGGCAGGCAGGATTAACACTCTTGTCTGCCCTTTATTTTTTTGTAAAAAAGGAGGGACAAATAAAATGGCTGACAATACCATTGATACCCTTGATATACAAATTAGCAGTAGTACAGAAAAAGCAGTACGTGCGCTGACTAATCTTTCAAACAAACTCACAGAAGTTAATTCCGCATTAAGCGGAGTTAATACAAACGGATTACGTAGTTGTGTAAGGGAGCTTGGAAAACTAAAAGAACTTGATATAGGGAAAATGACAAGCATTGCTGATGGAATTGGAAAATTCTCAAATTCCATAAAGACAATGGGCGGAGTAGATTATAAAGGCTCTGGTCTGAATGCAGTTATAAACTCAATAAACAGACTTAGCCAGGTTGATGTTAGTGGATTTGATTCTGGGAAACTCGGAGAAATAATCCATAAATTATCAGGCTTATCGGAAATACCAGATGTATCTACCAGTGTTAATCGCTTTGTCAATTCAATGGCTAGATTAGCCAATTCCGGTGAATATATTGCGAATGTATCAGCTGAATTGCCTGGGCTTGGAAGAAATCTTAAATCAATTGTAGAGAGTTTTACGAGCGTTGGCGATATATCTGAACCTGTAAATAGGTTAGTTCAGTCTATTGCACAATTGGCAAGCTCTGGAAATAAAATCGGACAAACGTCAAGCCAACTTGGAACCCTAGCAAAGGAAGTATTATCTTTCTTTGACGTGATGAAAACTGCACCTAAAATCAGTGATAACACAATCCGAATGACGGAAGCACTGGCAAAGTTGGCTAATGCAGGGGGAAAGGTAAATTCCGCTACAAATTCTATATCCAGTGCGTTTTCTAAATTATCATCTGCAACATCTAGCCTTGGTAATATTGTTAGTAAAACTTCTTCTATAATTGGAACCGGGGTAAAAGGCATTATTGGATGGTTTCAACGTCTCGGGAATAGTAGTTCTGGAATTAAAACCGCTTCTTTTAATCTCGGAAATTTGCTTAAAACTGCTATCGGTTTTAAGGCTATTCGTGGTCTGGCAAATTTAGGAAAAAGTGCAATTGGTTTTGGCTCTGCTATTACAGAAATCGAAAATGTTGTAGATGTTTCCTTTGGAAGCATGGCAGATGAAGCCTACAAATTTGCTTCTACGGCCAAAGAACAATTTGGATTATCAGAATTGGCAGCAAAGCAATATTCTGGAACCATGATGGCAATGATGAAATCATCTGGTGTTGCGCAAGATGCAGCTTCTAAAATGTCAATTTCTCTTGCTGGATTAGCCGGGGATATTGCATCATTTTACAACATTGATACAGATACTGCTTTTCAGAAAATACGCTCTGGAATTTCCGGGGAAATTGAGCCTTTAAGACAATTGGGTATTAATTTATCCGTTGCAAATATGGAGGCTTATGCTCTTTCAAGGGGAATTACAACATCTTATAATGCAATGTCTCAAGCTGAAAAAGTTGCTCTTCGATACAACTATTTAATGTCAGTTACAGGAGATGTGCAAGGAGATTTCGCAAGGACATCTGGCACCTGGGCGAACCAGGTTCGTTTGCTCACTCTTAACTTCCAGTCACTTTCCGCAGTAATTGGGCAAGGATTGATTGCCGGCATTCTTCCTGCTATTCAAGCTCTTAATGCACTTATGTCAAAACTTATGCAAGCTGCGAATGTGTTCCGTAACTTCATGTATGTATTGATGGGAAAGAAACTAAAAGGCTCGCAGAGTGGAGTTAGTGATATCGTATCTAATTTAGGTGGTATAGAAACAGCTGGTGATGACGCATCTTCTGGGCTTGATGACGCTACATCATCTGCTAAGAAACTGAAAAAGGCACTTTCCGTATTGCCATTCGACCAATTGAATCAGCTTACCGATAATTCCGATAATTCTGGAACTGCATCTAAAAGTCTTGGTTCTGGACTTGGAGATTTGGCAGATAGTTTTTCTGGAATACAAGATTCACTGGATGAAGTTTTGACTGTTGATGAAACACCAATTAATAAATGGGCTTCTAAAATTAGAAAGGCATTTATCAATAAAGACTGGCAGGGGCTAGGCTTTACTATTGCAGATATGATAAATGTTGGAATGGAGAAAATATACGAAGTTATTAATTGGAATAATGTTGGCCCGAAAATAACTGAATTTGTAAATGCTTTTACAACAGCATTTAATTCCATGGTTAGCGGAATTGATTTCGACTTAATGGGAAGAATGCTTGGAGCTGGAATTAACACGGCAGTAAATACCCTAAACCTGTTGCTCGGAGAGGGAGGAATAGATTTTTCCGGAATAGGGGCAAAACTGTCTCAACTTTTAAAAGGTGCTATAAAGGAAATTGACTGGACAGGTCTTGGAAACTTAATTGGGAACAGTTTTATGGCATCTTGGAAAATGCTTTCTGGCTTTGTAAAGGATATGTCTAAAAAGGATGGTGCTGGAATTACTGGATGGGGTAAGCTTGGCACTGCTATTGGAAAAGCCTTAAATGGTGCAATAAAAAAGATAGACATGAACACAATTGCAGATGCACTTTCTGGTTTATTAAACGGAGCGTTCGAAAGCTTAAAATCATTTACAGAAACATTTAATTGGGATGATCTCGCAACCAAGATAAGAGATGGAATCGCTAAATTCATCAAAGAAACAAACTGGAAAGAAAATGGACAGGCTCTTGGAGATTTTATATCTCACCTGTGTACCGCATTAAAAGATTCTCTCACTACAGACACATTCTATGAGTTCGGACAAGGAGTTGGAACATTCCTTGGTGAATTGCCATGGGGTGAAATCCTTAGTACAGCAGCTGATCTGCTATTAACTGGCCTTACCAGTGCATTAAACGGATTATTCGATGGATTAGAGGAAAAGCACCCGATAGCCGGACATATTGCAGAATGGCTTACAAAAGCATTTATTGCAGTAAAAATAGCAAATATCACAGGTATCAGTACTCTTGTTGGTTCACTTGTGGGACATATTGCGAGTAAAATAGCTGAAAAGAAAAACGCTGAAATGATTGCTGAAAAATTAGCAGATGTACTTGGAGATGGCACAAGTGGAGCAAAAGAAGCAATAAAAGATTTAGGGGATGCGGCAGGTTCTTCAAGCAGTAAATTTGGCTCTCTTGCTAAAGCACTTGGCCCTCTTGTAGGTGAAGCTGGACTTATCGTGGCAGTAGGAGTAGCTGCAGCTGGCGCAACCTCTCAATTGGCTGGTCTTGTTGAAACCATGCAAGGCGGTAATGGTGTTGGAACCACATTTGGCAATACCATGAATAACTTCATTCAAACTTTACAGAGAAGAGGTGATATTCTTTCTGGATCAGCAGAGGAAATTTGGCAGTTAAAAGAAAGCCTTGAGCAAGAAGGGATGACCGCCGAGGATAAGGCAAAAGCAACACAACAATTGATTGACAAGTTGGGAGAAATGGGGGTTACATCCGACCAGGCAGAGCAAGCATTTTCTCAATTAAACCAGAAAGGTCTTATTACGGACGACATGTTTAAAATATTGTCTGATTCTATTAAAACATTGGATGATAAAACAACAAATATGTCTGGAAGTATTGACCTTAGTAAACAGTCGATTGATGATTTGTATGACACTGTTCTTCCACAATTGCAAACACAGTTAGGACTTAGCGCAGATGAAATGGTTTCTCTTGATACAGCATTAATGGAAGCTGAAAATTCTGGTGGCACTGCACAGGATGCATTTGATAATATCATGGCGCGCGCCAAGGAACTCGGAATCAATACAGAATCTGTAGCAAAGATTTTTGCACAAGTATTCCCAGATTCCGTGAAAGAGATGGAAACTAAGACGAAAACCTCTATCAGCAGTACAAATACTTTTGTAAAAACTGGAATGGGAAGCATATCCAAAGCTACAGGAACTGCAATGTCTGGAATTCAAACAGCAACTGAGAAAGCTATGTCTGCCGCACAGACAAAAGTAAAAACTTCCACAGAAAATATTAGTTCTGATTCTAAAACAAACTGGGGAAATTCCGCAAGTGCTGTATCGACAGCTCTCGGAACCATGGACACCGATACAAAAGATGTAATGGGTAAGGTTATGACAACCATTCAAAGTTATTGGTCTTCTGTTCTAATCAATACAAACCAGATTTGGGAAAAGGCTTCTGGTAAAGTTGACACGGAAACTGGGAAAATGAAATCTTATACAGAAACCAATTTGTCTGGGATTTCGGATAAAATTAAAAGGCTATTTAATGTTAATCTTACATCAATTGGTCGGGAAACTGCTCAATCATTCGCTGATGGCATGAAACAAGTACATTTACCAACTCTGACTTATTATATTTCAGAGTGGAGAAAACATGATCTTGGCGGTGGAAGAACCAGTTCTACACCAGTTTACAAGCCTAATTGGTATGCCAAAGGTGGTCTTTTCAATGGCGCACAGGTAATTGGTATCGGTGAAGCCGGTTCCGAAGCCGTTCTTCCACTGGAAAATCCACGAACCATGAAGAAGATCGCAGACAGCATTGTTTCCAGTTCGGACGGAAGCATGGGACTTACAAAAGAAGAAATGACAAAAGCAGTAGCCCAGGGAGTCGCAATGGCAATGAGCATGAACAGCGGAACCAAAAATCCGCAATACATTATGAACAGCATTATTCTGGACGGAAACGAGATTGCAAAGGCTGTGACCAAAGCCCAGAATGATACGGATAGCCGTTTCAAACCATCCCCGGCATATTGATTTTTGACTGATTGTGTGGTATAATTTCTTCAATGAAGAAGTACACACGGTCTTGATTTTTGAGCCGCTAAGAAGAAATTAATATTTCTCAATTTTGAGAAATTTTTTGTCTTACTTGGCGGCTCTTTTTTATTTTAACCGTTAATTTTGGTAAAACCAACAGGCTAGACCGATCATCGAAAAGCGGAAATGCCTTGCCGCCTGCCTGTTGATTTACATACAGTTCAAGGCACTCTTTTATACGAAAGGCAGGTATCAATCTATGGCAAGAAAACCACTTAGCAAGAAAATCAGATTTGAAGTATTCAAAAGAGACAAATTCACATGTCAATACTGTGGAAGAATGTCACCAGACGTAATTTTGGAAGTAGACCATATTGAGCCAGTAGCAGAGGGCGGGGATAATGAGATTACAAATTTAATTACTTCGTGCCGCGACTGCAATAGAGGGAAGGGCAAAACTAGAATTTTAGATTCCAAAGCAATATCGTTTCAACAGGAAGCATTAAAAGATCTTGCAGAGAAAAAAGAACAGTTGGAAATGATTGCTGAATGGAAGAAAGAGCTACTTGATTATGATAATATGGCAGTAAACATGCTAACGGAATATTTTGAACAATTGACAGGGTGTGATGTAAACGATAACGGACGTAAGGAAATAGGAATATGGTTAAAAAGATTTTCAGCAGATAAAATTATGGAAGCAATGGAAAAATCTGTAAAATCATATTGTAAAGAATTTTCGTACGATGAAATTGTAATGGCATTTTCAAAAATACCAGGAGTGTGTATTAATCACTCAAAGGGGGATAATAAGTCAAAGTATTATTTTAATTATATAAAAAAAGTTTTAACATCACGAGGAATAGAGTTCAATCCGAAACTTTTAAAATATTATGTTGAAACATATTTGATTACAGAAGAAGATTTTGCAGCGGAAAAGAAAAGTAAACGGTATTTAAAAATATTTGTTTCATATCTACACCCCAGATTTGATAAAGATAAATTTGCTCAAAACTATATGATGGATAAATGCTTTGTTGGGATCGCTGATATTGACGGAGAAAAGAGCATAGAAAATCTTAAATATGGGCTTGATTTAGAAAACAAAGGTTATTTCTTTTCAGATAGATACTCTCCGAAAAATAGAGTTAGTTTGATTCCTTATCTCAATGGCTTTACAGAACTGTTAAGAGAATATTATAGAGAATATTATCAAACATATAATGAGCCTCATCCTGTTTTAACTACCGAACAGGGATTAAGGCTTTTAAATCATTATGCGTCAAATAAATATTGGGCGAACTGTGTTACAAAAGAAGACTATTGTAATATGTTTTCAATGCTTAAATTGAGTAAAGAATATGGTTGGAAGGAGCAAATGCCAGAAGCTATGTTTACAAGTGGTGGTACTATTTGTGACGAGAAAATTGCAGAATATGAAAGCGAGGAAAGAAAAAAGCATGATTTTCGACCTTAATGTTTTGCTGTGTAAAAACTGTAACATTACAGTAACGTTACAGTAACGGTATAGAATAAGAAATAGAAATAGAATTAGATTAAGATATAGATTTAGATTAAGAAAAAGAGAAAGAATTATATTTTGAATAATATCTAACGATATTATTATGTCAGATAAATCTGACGCAGAATGGGACAGGGAGGACACACTATGATATTTTGGCTATCAGTAATCATTTTTGCGGTTGGCGTTGTTATTCTGATTGGAAATAGAATAGGCGAATCTTTAAGCTACGAATATGAGTATTCAAGTGTGAGTGGATTTATATTGTCTTTTGGCGTGGTAATTTCTTTCATCAGTGTAGTATGGTTCCTGGTAGCCGGATTGATTTTATTTCTCACCAAAACCAATGTTACCGCCACCAGACAGGCAAATGCCGAGAAATACAAAGCATTGACTTACAAACTGGAAAGTGAAGCTTGCCGAGATCAATTCGGACTTCTAAACAAAGAAATTATTGACGAGGTACAGAGATGGAATGTAAAAGTAACTTACTACAAAGCAATGGAGGATAACTTCTGGATTGGAATTTATTATCCAGATGTGTACGGTGATCTTGGAACGATTGATTATGAGACATATGAGGGTAATTAATTGACATGATAAAATAATCAAATTCGTTTCAAAACCTCTCGCCCGATAAAATATAGGCACAAGCCAAGAAAATTGATTTTTTAGAAAAGAAATTAATTAATTGTGGAGAATTAAAACATATGAGCAAAATAGGAACAGAACTTCCAACAGAATATTCAGACCGTTTTGATAAATTGCGCCAAAATCGGGCTGAGATGAGTTTTTACAAATATGGCACAGCAAAGGATAATTTCGGGGAGAAAGTGCCGGAGTTGCCGGAACACCAATTAATCAGCTGAAGGAGAAGTGGTATTGATGGATTTCAAGCAGACTTACTTTTCCATCTGGCAGGAAATATGGAACCTCCACAAGAAGTATGCCTTTATCTCAAAGGACGATATTGCTAAGTGGGAAAATCTCACCATGGAAGCAAGCCGGATTCACGATAAATACGCTGATTCTTTCGGTGCGAAATTTGCCGAAGCACTTTTGTTTGCCGTAACTGCGGAAATTGATAGAAAAGCGAAATAGTGCTTTCGGAATGCGTCCCAAAGTGGTACAATGTGGGTATCAAATATTGGGAGGTACGTATGTATGAAGAAAGTAAAAAGAGTTATTGCTGCTGCAACCGTGATGGCGAGTTTGGTGACTGTGACACCTGTCATGGCGTTTAAGTGGGAAATCGGACAAAAGGAAGAAACTAAAGAAACAACACAAATAGAACCAGCAACAGAAGAAGAAACAGAAGCGGTATTTTCTGTATGCAAGGATTTGTGGGAAGACTTGGAATTGAAAACTTATAAAATGAGCCATTCAGAGATATTTGGAGATTCTGATGATTCTGCGGATACAGAAATCCACTACGAAGATGTAATCAAAAAAATATATTCAGAAAAAATTAATGATTATCCAGACTTTTCAATGGGAGACAAGGTAAAAATAAATGGATATGTGTTACAGACCATAGAGCTTCCGACAGAACAAGAATGGCAAGCAAATAGTGTTAATAAGGCTGGCGCATATCGTGTTGAAATTTCAATTGATAATTCTATAACATATACAGGATATGATGAATTTGCAATGTTCGTAAGAAGCAATAACTCAAATGTATTAAAACTACAGGTGGGAGATTACGTTACTGTTGAGGGAATATTTTTAAAACCAGATTCAATTTCTGCGCAAGATTATATATATGATTGCACTATCTCAAAATGCGAAGATACACCACAAGTACCGCTTGGAAAGAAAAATGCGCTGAAAGAAGCTATAGATTATTTAGATATAAATTCGTTTTCTTATAATGGAATAATTCAGCAACTGAAATTTTCACAATATACAGATGAAGAAGCTAAATATGCAGCAGACTTTTGTGGAGCAAGTTGGAATAGACAAGCTGAAAAATCTGCTAAAAGTTATTTGGATATTACAAGTTTTTCAAGAGATGGGCTGATTCAGCAATTGGAATTTGATGGATTTACTTCTGAACAGGCAGAGTATGGGGTCACTCAAGTAGGGTATTAAAATGATTAGGCTAGGGATTTCTCCCTAGCCTTTATTTTAGTTCATCCAATTATATGTGTAAGAATCATTAACATATACTTCAAATTTATCTGGCGTTATTGTATCGTAATTCCTATCATGAGGGAATCTAAATTCAAGATAAGCAGTTGAACCAGGATTTTCAACGTGAGCAAATTGATAATCATATCCAACTATTCTTCCATCTTTGTAAAATACGACTGCAATAGTTGTGTAAGAGTTTCTTTTTCCATTATTAGTTACTTTTACCATAACATTTCCAGCTCCAAAATTAGCTGAATAGTGTATTCCGGAATTGTTCAAAATAAGGCTTGAAGAAGCCTTTTCAATTTTTAAATTAACTTTGAAAGAATCCCAGGTCTTGTCAGCGTTCCAACCTTGAAGCGCACATTTTGAATGTGGAGCAAAAGCGTATATACTATCAGAATCTGTTCCAATCATAGAACCATTCAAAAAATAAACAAACTCAACTCTAACACGTACTGCATAATCATAATGATTTTCAAGAATTGCCACCGCTCCATACGGTGTAGATTCTGCATGATATGTAACAATATTCTTCTTACCGCTACTGTTAGTGCTAGGATTTCCTCCAAAACCACCATTGCCGTTAGAAACCTTTTTCACGGTAACTTTACAAGTGTATTTCTTTTTGCCGACCTTTGCAGTAATCGTTGCGGATCCTTTTTTCTTAGCTTTTACTCGTCCTTTAGAAGATACCGTTGCAACAGACTTCTTGCTACTTGTCCATTTTACTTTTCTTTTTGTTCCAGTCACTTTTAATTGTAATGTTTGCCCGACTTTTAAAGTGGCTTTTTTCTTGTTGATTTTGCCAGCCGCCGATACTGGAACTGCCATACAGACAATCAGTAACATTATGGTCAAAACTGCCAGTAACTTTTTGGATTTTTTCATATGCGTTTTCCTCCCTAAATCAGTATGATATACATATTTTACCACTCCAAAATGAATAGTGGAATAGGAAATTTGAAAAAAATAACGATTCATCAAAATGACGAATCGTCAGTAAAAAAAACTGTCGTGAATTTCAAGACGGTTAATAGCTGTTCCACAAATTTATGGAGCTGTTTTTTCACAAAAAAATGAAAAATACTCTTGACATTGTACGTACAAACTGATATATTAAAGATGTACAAAATGTACACACAATCTGAAAGGAGTGATAAAATGTCTCCCAAAATGGGGCAAAAGTTGAAGGACAATCCTAGAAACGTAAGATTGGAAGTCAGACTTACACAGGAAGAAAATGCACTATTGGAAGAATGTGCAAAAAGACTTCAAGTCACAAAGACAAAAGTTATCACAAAGGGAATCGAATTAGTAGATAAAGATTCTCGCAACTGAAAAACAGCCGTAGCACCGACCAAAGCACAAACGACTGTTTAAGCAACCAGAAGTCTCACATCTGGTAATCAATATCTTATCATTTGTGAGACTTCTTTTCAAGAGAAAAGGAGTATTTTTTTATATGAACGAAATCACAATTAACACAGCAAACCGGACACCTATCGAAATCGCACTTGGAATTGATGAAGAGGGCATGACTACTGCCAGAAAGTTATATGCCTTTTTAGAATTGGATTCTAGCAATTATTCAAGATGGTGCAAGAGCAACATTACAGGAAATGAATTTGCAGAGGAAAACGTTGATTATTGGGCATTCGTCATTAATGACGAGACGCCGACAGGTGGTGTTATTCAGAGAGAAGATTACAAGCTTTCTGCCAGCTTTGCAAAGAAACTTTCTATGCAGTCAAAGAGTGCCAAAGGTGAACAAGCCAGACAATATTTTCTCAAAGTAGAGGACAAATTAAAAGAAACAGTTCGCCACCCAGTACCAATGACCATCCCCGAACAGATTCAGCTTCTAGCACAGGGAAACGTAGAACTGAATAAGCGGATTGACGATATTCAGACAGAGTTTGAGACTTTGAAAATGGATTTGCCGATTCTCCCGATTGAAGCGGAGAAAATCACGGAAGCCGTAAAGAGAAAAGGAACGCTGGTACTTGGTGGCAAGGAATCCAATGCTTACAATAGCCGTTCCATTCGCCAGAAGGTTTACAGTAACATTCATTCCAATCTGCGCTACCAGTTCCAGGTCAAAAGCTACAAGGCAATTAAGAGAAGCCAGGTAGAACAGGCAGTCAAGATTATTGGAGAATACAAACCGCCAGTTTTCTTGAAGAATGAGATTGATACAGAAAATGCACAGCAGAGATTCTTTTAATTAGATTTTTACAGGGATACACAGGAGGAAAATAAAATGACAGAAAATATGGATAGAGAAGACGCAATGTTCGAAGTAGAGGACACTATTGATAAAATCAAGTTTCTTTTGGACGATTTCATGGAACAGTATGGATTTAATAGCACAGAAAAAATGGACGAACTGAAAAAATGGCAGTTTGCATATAACAAGCAATTTATGACAATGAAATTGTTGATTTTATGCGATTATGCCAATAAAGCAAGACAGAAATTTAAGGCTCTTGAATCTATGGAGCAGAAAGCGTGATCGTATGGCAAATAGAATCCAGTTCAATGACTTTCAGAAAAAGAGTGTGTACGCCAAGTGCAACGGAAAATGTGCGATATGCGGTAAGCCTGTCAAATTCAAGAAAATGACAATCGACCACATTATGCCGTTGTCTCGTGGCGGCACAAATGATATTAAGAATCTGCAACTGGCGTGTAAGCGTTGCAACAGCATGAAGAGTAACATGACAATGGATGATATGATGGGGCAGATTTCCGAGATTTTGAAGTATAACCGCAAACAGAAGTTGATTAGAGTGTTGGGAGGAATTATAGAATGATACCATAGTATACTGAATGATACTTTCAACGTATGTTATAATATAAAATCATAATAAGCAAATTTTAAAGCGTTTACCTTTTGGGGTAGGCGCTTTTTTGTTGCCAAAAAATAAATCATAAAGGAGATATGAATTTATGCTGGTAGAAATCGTTGGAAAAAGATACGAAGAGAAACTTATTACAACAAGTCTGAAAGTTGCAGAGGTTTTTGAGAAAGAACATAAGAATGTTCTACAATCAATTGAAAATCTCGTGGCTGATAATTCAGCTGCCAAATTTTTTCAACTTACAACATATAAGAACCGTGGAAAAGAATATCCAATGTACGAAATGGATAGAGATGGTTTTTCCTTGCTCGTAATGGGCTTTACTGGTGAAAAAGCCTTACAATGGAAAATTAAGTATATTGAAGCCTTCAACAAGATGGAAAGCGAGTTAAAACGCTTATATACAGAACGCCAGCAATGGCAAATTGAACGTGACAAGGGTGTTGTTATTCGGCATATCCTCACAGATACAATTAAGATGAAAATAACAGAAAGCCCAAATAAGAGATTTGCTTATCCAAATTATACAAATCTGATTTATCGCAATTTGTTCGGAAAGACAGCAAAAGAGCTTGAAAGTGATTATGGAGTAAAAGCAAAAGAGAATCTTAGAGATTTCTTCACAGGTGATGACTTGGCGAAAGTTCAGAGTATGGAAATGCTTGTAAGTAGCCTTATTAATTGCGGATGGGGATATCAGCAAATTAAAGAATTTATCCGAAGCGAAGCAACAAAAATGATTGCATGAGGGTTTGCATATGGCAGAAGTATTTCTTAAAGTGGATGGGGTAGCATTGCCCTGTCCTTCTTCTTTTACATGGGGATTACAGGATATATCGGCATCAGAATCCGGCAGAACAGACGATACGACCATGCATAAAAATAGAGTTGGACAGAAACGAAAGCTGTCTGTAGGTTGGAATGGTCCAGACTGGGACACTGCTTGCAAAATTATACAGGCAGTAAATCCAGAGTACATACAGGTCACATATCCAGACTTGCTATCTGCAAATAAGCACGAAACCAGAACATTTTATGTTGGTGACAGGGAATCACCATTTAAGTGCTGGTGGGTTGGAAATGAGCGCATGGAAGGACTTAGTTTTGACTTTATCGAGAGGTAAGATATGCGAAATTTATCAACGGAATTTAAAGAACAACAGAATAGTGGGAACCGTAACTATCTGAAATATGCAGATTTTACCTTTACGGACGGAAGTACATTATCCATTACCGACAAAGACTTATGGTCTAACGGCTTCAAGTTTGAGGATGCAGTATCACAAAATGGTTCCTTTGATATTGGCGCAGCTATTATAAATAAGCTGACACTGCAGATCAACAACTTTTCTGGCAAGTACACAGATTACATCTGGGATGGAGCAAGGGTTGTTTGCCATATTGGGCTTGAATTATCTACTGGTATTGAAAAAATCCGTATCTGTACTATGACGGTAACAGATGCTCCATATCAAAGCACTGCAATTATCAGCCTAACTTGCGAAGATTCAATGCGATTATTTGATCGCGATTATTCAGAAAGTAAACTGACTTATCCGGCAACAAGATTACAAATCATCCAGGATGCTTGCGAGGTGTGCGGAGTAACACTTCAATCTACAAGGTTTGATAATGATGATTTTGTGATTCAGAATCGACCAGACGATAGTAGCATTACTTTCCGACAGGTAATTGCATGGGTAGCGCAGATGGGCTGCCAGTGGGCGAAATGTGACGAATATGGTCGCTTATGCTTTGGATGGTATGAACGTGAAGTCCCGGATAATTTTTATGATTTGGTGGAAACTCCATGGAAAGATATTGAAGGGAAAGACATCTTAGATACTACCGGCGCACAGATTATCACTGTTATGCAAAAGGGTATTACAGCCATAGATACAAATGGATTCACACCATGGCTGTACGATGCTGAAATAACAGGTGTAAAAGTTACAGAATACGTTGAAAATTCTTCTAAAAATGAAGCAAAAACATATCAGTCGGGGAAATCTGGCTATGTTATCGAAATCAGTGATAATAAGCTAATCCAAGAGGGCTCCGGGGAGAAAATCTGCCAGATTATCGCAGACAGGTGCGTGGGGCTAAAATTCAGACCATTTACCACAGGAGCATTGACTAATATAGCATGGGAAGCTGGTGACACCATTGCAATTTCTGATAGAAATGGAAAACAGTACAAGAGCTTCCTAACTTCTGTTACTTTGAATCCAGGCGCATTTGAGCAACTTGAGTGCAGTGCTAAAAGCGTATCTAGGAATAAGCAAAAGCAGTATACACTAAGCCAACAGGTGCAAGCCGAAAGTAAAAAAAACTTAAAAGATGAACGCACCGCAAGAGAAAAGGCAATTGAAGAATTGTCTCAAAGATTGTCTGAATCTTCCGGTACATATACTACTGTGGAAACACAGCCGGACGGAAGCAACATCTATTATCTTCATAATAAGCCGCAGTTATCCGATTCTGACATTATATGGAAAATGACTGCGGAAGCGTGGGCTGTGTCTACAGATGGTGGACAACATTGGAATGGTGGTATGACGGTTGATGGTGATGTAATTGCCAGAATCCTTACTGCCACAGGCGTTAATGCTGACTGGATTAATACAGGAACTATTAAAGCAATTGACAAAGACGGAAATACAACTTTCCTGGTTGATGTAACAACAGGAAGGGTTGTTATTAATGCAGACTCAGTACAAATCAAGGGAAAAGATGTTAATGCAATTGCAAAGGAAAAAGCAGAAACAGAAGTAAATAATTTTATAAGCAATACATACACAACTGATATCAATAATTTACAGTCTCAAATCGACGGACAGATTGAGACTTTTTTTTATGACTATGAGCCAACCTTACAGAATATTCCGGCTTCTGGATGGACTACAAATGAAGAACGAAAGAAACACGAGGGCGACTTATTTTACTGGAAATCCAAGGGATATGCGTACCGTTTTATGCAAGATGGGGCAACTTGGAAATGGCAATTAGTACAAGATACCGATATCACGTTAGCACTTGCTGCCGCAGAAAAAGCACAGGACACAGCAGATCATAAGCGTAGAGTATTCGTCGTTCAGCCAGAGCCACCTTATGACATTGGAGACTTATGGACACAAGGCTCTAATGGTGATTTGATGAGATGTAAAGTTGCCAGAGCAAGCGGTTCTTATTCAGAGGATGATTGGGAAAAAGCTTCAAAGTATACAGACGACTCTACTTTTAATGCTTTCTTGGATGGTGTTTTCAAAGATACAATAAACAGTCTTAAAACACAGATTGATGGGAAAATTGAAACCTGGTATCAGCCAAACGACCCTTCTATTAAATGGAAAAAAACAGAGGAATATCCGTGGTGTGATATTGATGGAAACAAGATTCTGGATGAATCCGGGAATGAAATTGTCTTGGTGTGGGAATCAGAGAAAGTAGAACATGAAGGCGACCTTTGGCACAATACCTCTGATAACACACAATGGATTTTTAAATCTGGTATTTGGCAACCACAATCCATACCAAATGAGCTGTTAGACAAGATAGATGGGAAGTCATCTGTCTATATGGTCCAGCCAAAACCGCCATATTACAAAGGTGACATGTGGGTAACCACGAACAATGAAGGGAAGGCTTCTCTCAAAACATCAACAGTAAATCGGGTTAGTGGAGCGTTTGATGCTTCTGATTGGATTGATTTCAAGTATGCAGACAAAGACGATATCAAAAATGCAATTGACAATTACGATACCAGTCTTGGGCAAGACGAAGTATTTAATAAGCTCACAAAAGGCGGCACTGAACAGGGAATCTATATCGAAGATGGAAAAGTATACATCAATGCAAAATATATTCTGGCTGGATTGCTTGCCGGTGAGAGAATTAACGGTAGAGGATTAAAAGTCATTGATGATAACAAGGACGTAACCTTAGAAATCGACAGCAAAGGAAATGTCATTCTAGCTCCAAAAACTTTTTCCTTACAAGGCAAAACAGTAAAGGAAATTGCAGATTCTTCTGCCAGCACCGCAGTTTCTGGACAGACACAAGCCGATATTTTCAACAAACTTACCAATGGCGGCAAGGCACAGGGGATTTACTTGGATGAAAATGGAAATGTCTATGTAAATGGTGAATACGTGCAAGCCAAAGGAATTAGGGTTGTTGATGGAAATGGAAAAACCACTTTTTCCATTGACAAAACCACTGGTGCAGTAACAATAGCAGCTTCACAGTTTACATTAGGAGATAAAAGCGTTACTGATATAGCACAGGAAGAAGTCGTAAAACAAGTCCAAGATATTACATCGGACAATATTATTAAAGGCTATTATCTAACAGAACAAAATGTTAAAGATTATTGGTCTACACAGAGTGCATATACATATGAGTATGGAGTTCAGGATGTAGATGGCGGTAAAAATGCAATCAAAATAAACGGAACTGGAGCACAATTTGGAACGAAAAATTATAAGCCAATAAAAGTTACTGGAAATTATACTTTTTCGTTTTGGATAAAAACTAGTGTTGCAACAAAAGTATATGTGTATCTTGGAAGTAAAACAATATTAAATGCTAAAACTACAACTGAATGGAAAAGACTGCAAGTAACAACAACTTTATCTAGCTTACCAAATGATAGTTTAAACAGTTTGAGAATCTTGACATCATCAGTTGGGTCTAGCGTAAAATTTGATACCTATATTTACATGCCAAAGCTTGAATATGCTTACACAAATGAACAAGTGTTCAATATGCTTACAAACAACGGTGCAATAAAGGGCATGTACATGGAAAATGGAGAATTGTATTTTTCATTCACCTATGCACATGGAGGTACATTGAAACTTGGCGGTTCAAATAACGGGAACGGATTACTTTCCATTCTGAATGCAAGTGGCACACAGGTTGGATATATTGACAATACAGGTGTTCATTTTAACCAAGGTGAATTTTCTGGAAATTTGAAGTCTAATACTGGTGAAATTGGAAGCTGGATAATTGATAAGACCAACGGTATTCTAAAATCGAAAGATGGAGGAATTATACTGGATGCAAATAACAGTAAAATTTATGCCGTTGTACCGACTGGACATACTGGGACTGAGATATCAAAAGAAAAAATTGTTTCTGGAGATGCGAACTTTTCCAGTGCAACCATTGGGGAAGGAATCATAGGAGAAAATGTTGGTTCTTGGTTTAAAACAGGAAATTCGTTTAATGGCGATAATAGTGCAGAACTAAATATCGAACAATATTTTCACGTTACAAGTAGATCATTTGAATTACCGGCATTAGACAAAGTTTCATCTGGCGGTCACTTGGTATTTAAATCAGACGGATTGACAGTGGCTTGTACACTTTCCTCTTCTAAAAGATACAAAGTTCTTGGAAATAAGATAACAGAGAATGATATAGAGAACCTTTACAATATTAATCCTGTTTGGGCGAAATATAAGAATGAGTTAATAGCAAAAGATGATGAACGGTACGACACATATATGCCAATGTTCATTGCAGAAGATGTAGAAAAATGGTTTCCAATAGCAACAGACCACAGAAACGGGATGGCAGAAGACTGGAACCAAAAAATTATGATTCCATCCATGTTCGCCATGATAAAATTTAATCATGAGAAGATAAAGGAGCTTAAATCTGAAAATGAAGAATTGAAATCTGAATTAAAAAGCATTAAAGAAGAGCTTGAGGAAATCAAAAAATTGTTAAACAAATCAATATAAAGAGGGTGAGAAATCATCCTCTTTTTTATGAATCAAATATTAAAACAAACCTATAATTAAAGGAGGGCAACAACATGCCAAAATGGACAGAATACACATCAAAAGATACATTAGCGGATAATGACGAAGTAATGCTGTATGACGCAACTGCGAGAGCAAACAAGCGCGGACTGATGAGCAAATTTTGGGATTATGTCGTGGATAAAATGTCAACGGCTGTTATCAGTAAATTGGAAACGGAAAACAAGACAATTATTGGGGCACTTAACACATTAAATAGTGAAAGCTCAATAAGTCTTTGTAAGGTGATCTCTGGTGAAAATACGTTTTCTTCGGAATTAAAAGGAAAATCATACAAAGCTATTATTGGATTCTTTTATGAACCATCCGACAATCCTTTTTCTTTTGGAAGTGGGTATTTTATTGCTTTTCAAGCAACATATCTACAAGAAGCCAGCAGTTTTGTTATTATTGGGGCTAGCCTCACTGGAATAATTGAAAATAAATTTGTTAAGTTAAAATGATGAATGTCATAAAATCACATGATCTTTATCCCAATCTTTTTCATATCGAGCAACGGAGGAATTCTTTGGCTGGATTATTAACTCAAATAATTGCTACAAGGTTATTTAAAAGTACTAATAAAAATAGGATTGGAATATATATCGCATTCAAAAATTAGTGAAAAGTATCACCGCTGCTCGATATGAAAAAAGGTGTATGGACTAAAATTGTGTAATAGTGAAGCTCGAATGTTTAAAGTAATGTTTTCCAGTCACTCCATGTACCATTTGTGGTATCCATTCTGACACCAATTTTCCCATTATATGTCGAATAAAATTGGACGCTTCTATTTAAGGAACATTTAATAGTGACAATTGTTGAATATCCTAATGGATATCCGTAGGAATTAGAATCATTTGCGCACATGGAAATGCCAATTGGATAATCTATTGGTAGAGTATCTGCCGTGTATTCTTTGATTTTTAGTATTTTGTTCGAAAACTGGCAATCACTATTTTATGTGTTAGAGAGCTGCGGAAATTATAGCCTCCTTATCACGGTACAGCTATACTTGTGGTAAGGAGGTGATGTCATTATGACAGAGAATTTAATCATGGTAGGTATATTGTATAAAAAGTTTATGTTAAAGAGCATCCCATTTGGGGTGCTTTTTATTATGCACTTTTTTAACCTCAACAATGAAAGGAGAACATACATGAATATCAATACCTCATTAATCAGCAACAACAACAGCTACGCCGGACAGACACCTCTGTATATTGTCATCCACAATACGGATAATACCGCCAAGACAGCAGATGCCAAGGCACACGCCACCGCACAGCATAACGGCAATTTTCATGGCTATTCAGCCCACGTATTCGTTGATGATAAATCAGCATACCAAGCTTTGCCGTATAATCGTGGAGCATGGCACGTTGGCGTAAATTACGGCAGTAAGCTTTTTGGAACTATAAACAATCACAACTCTATCGGGATTGAAATGTGCATGAATGCCGGTTACAACTACGAAAAGGCATTCCAAAATACAGTTGATGTATGTAAGAAGCTTATGAAAAAATACGGCATTCCGGCAAGCCGAGTTGTTCAGCACTACGATGTTTGCGCTAAGAATTGTCCTTCCGTTATCCGTGGAAAGGGTGACTGGAATAGATTTAAGAAGCTTATTTCCAGTGAAACCGTGACAGTTCCAACCACAAAGCCGACAGTAAAGATTGACAAGTATTACCGTGTCCGCAAGACCTGGAAGGATTCCAAGAGCCAGATCGGGGCGTACAAGTCACTCAAAAATGCAAAGAAAGCTTGCAAAGCCGGTTATTCTGTTTTTGATTGGAATGGAAAAGCTGTGTATTCCGTGACTGCAAAGAAAAGTGTAGCCAAGGTAGCAAAAGAGGTAATTAACGGCGAGTGGGGGAACGGACAAGATAGACGAGACCGCCTGGAAGCTGCCGGCTACAACTACGCAGAAGTGCAGAAAAAAGTCAATGAATTACTGAAATAATAATACTCCCGGGGCTTTCCCCGGGAGTTACTTAAATGTCGTATATTCTTCAAATTCGTTTCTTATTTTTGCAAAGTCTTTTCTTCTGATAGGCACAGTATTTCCAGAAAACATAAGGAACGAAGTGTTTATTTCTTTTACCTCGTCCATGTTTATTATGTAGCTCTGGTGACACCTCAAGAATCTGGAATCCAGTAATTCTTCAATATCGGATAGTTTACATCGTTCCGTATAAACTATACCGCAAGTGCAGTGGATAATGATGTATTTGTTTCGGCTCTCAATATATTCGATATTTTGAAACTCCACCCGATGAATAAAGTCTTTTCCTTTTATCATAAGAGTGCTTTTGCTGATATGTTCCAGAGCATGATTGAAAGCACTATACATTCTGCCGTTTTCAGAACCTTTTATGATATAGTGTACCGGGAGTATATCAAGAGCTTCAAAAACATACTCTTTGTGGGCTGTCCAGAAAATAATATTTCCATTATAGCCATTTAATCTCAATTCCTTTGCGACTTCAATTCCATTTTCTTCTTTCAAAACGATATCCAAAACCACAATATCATACCACTCGCCATCTGCCACATCATCAATAAGCGGCTGCCCTTTATCATACGGAGTAATCAATGCTTTTATATCACCATTTCGTTTGAGAAAATTATTAATCCGATGCATAAATATATCAATCTGGATTTCGCTATCATCACATATTGCAATTCTCATTCAAATCATCTCTTTTCACGTAAAATTCGCCACCAGAGGTGCTAATTTCGCCATTTCCTGTGTGATTGTATATTTTTTGATACAATGTTATTGTAATACATTAAGATGATAGTGTAAAGGGGGTGGATTCATGGAGAAACATAAAAAAATCATAATTGTGTTTATACTGATATTCGTGCAGGCGTTCTTGATTCAATACGTTTACTTCCGCCCGGAGCGTAGTATTATCTTTGGGAGGGGTAAAACTATCGCAATTGCAAAAGCAGAGGTAAAACAGGTTGTCCATGAGCGCTATAAATCCCTCGCTGACAAGCATCCAGCCCCTTTATTTCTATCTACATATATAACGAATGAAAAGTACCAAAATCACAATATCTATACTGAAAAAATCATAATTTGCAATAATATCGAGGAAAAGCAACTTGCCAGAAAGGATTTAAGCGGAGATGATTCCATTCCAGTATATAGTTATGAAAACATGATATAATTTAATAAGCAGGAACAAATGTTTGGAATATTGGGAGGGATTTACGTGGATTACAAGAAAGAAATTATTGAGATTATTGAAAAAATGCACAACATAACTTTTATTGCGATGATTCATGCGTTTGCGAAAAAATTATATCAAAAGGAAAAAGGGCAGGAGAGTTAATCTCCTGCCTCATTTTATTTTACAAAACGTTCCATAAATTTCCAAAAAAGTTCTTTATCCTCTCTGGAAAGCTGATAATATTTCATTATTGCCTCTTTCGCTTTTATATCGTCAGTAGATATAGAAGCGCATATATTACTGAATTCTATATCTTCTTTTTTTTGCGGATCTCCTTCACCAGTACGAAGCCATTTTTCATCAACCCCATATTTTTGACAAATAAGTGCGATTACTCCATCTGATGGAGTACGCCTGCCAGCTTCATAACTTGATACGTTAGAAAATGGTATTCCTAAATCATCCGAAAAATCCTTTTGAGTTTTAAAACCTAATATTTTTCGTAATTCTTTTAAACGTTCTTTCAATTAGAATCACCTCCTTTTCACATCCTTATTGTACACCAAAAGAAAGTTAAAATCAATATAAAAATGTACAAAGTACAAATTTATGCTTGACATAGAATGCACTTAGTGATATATTATGATTGTACAAAGTACAAAAAGAAAGGAAGTGAATATATGAAAATGTTTGAAAGAAACGATGTAGAGGATGGAAAGCGTATTGCTGATATTTTTGCTACATTATCAGAAGAAAACAAGAACATGGCAATCGTTTATCTGTCAGCATTGCGAGATAAGGAAATTGCTGATTCAAGTAAAAGAGAGAGTTCTTAATGGAGGGACGATGAAAACATCAAAAGTTGAAATCAGACAGGTAGAAGGAGAAAAAGGAATTTATACCGAAATTCTGATTGACGGTCATAAGCTTGAGGGAGTAAGAAGTTTTGAATTAAAACAGGGAATTGGTGATTGCGTTCCTATTCTTTCCATTGATCTGAATGCTTTAAATTTATCCACGGACTTGCAGATGTTGCAGGTGAACCAGAAAGGTATCGGGGAAATTGAGGGAATCAAGTTTAAAAGCTCACCAAGGATGCTGAAATTTCAAGCAGAATAGGCTCTCATATTTCAGAGAGCCAAACAGAATTATTTTGAAGCTTTTAAAATGGAACATTGTTTCGGATTTGAACAACATCCAGTTTTGCTTGCATAATTACACTTAATTCGACCTATTGTGTAATTAGGCGTCAAATCATCCAATGATCCAGTATTAATGAGAGAAGCTTCAATGGAATAATTTTTGTTCTGCTTATCGCAGAAACCATTAAATACCAATAATCATCACCTCCCTTCTTATAGGGAGTATAACACAAGAAAGGAGGAAAATCATAGACGATTTAGTTTATCTTCAGAATGAAGAAGCTGTCTGTGATAGTTTACAGGTGGCTGAGAAATTTGGGAAAAGACATGACAAACTCATTTCCGAAATTGAAAGAATGTATTCTGATTTGATTGGAAAAGGGTGTGCTCAAAATGGTGGAGACCCCTTATTTATTAAAAGCAGTTATGTACATCCTCAAAATAAACAGACTTATCCATTTTATATAATGAATAGGGATGGATTTTCTTTACTAGTAATGGGATTTACAGGGAAAGAAGCCCTTGAATGGAAATTGCAATACATAAAAGCTTTTAACCAGATGGAGAATTTCATTCGTGAGAAATCAACCCAGGTTTGGATTGAAACCAGAAAAGCCGGGAAACTTACCAGAAAGGCAGAAACCGATACTATTCAGAAACTTGTTGAATACGCCAAAGTACAGGGAAGCAGTCATGCAGAAATGCTTTACATGACATATTCCAAATTAGCAAACAAGATGGCTGGAATCAATAAGAGAGATGAAGCTACGGTAATGCAACTCAACAATCTGTCCTTGATGGAAAATATTATCTTACATGAAATTGATCTCGGAATCATGCAAGAAAAACATTATAAGGAAATCTACAAAGATTGCAAGAAGAGATTGGAGACAGTTAAAGATTTGGCTTATCTGGAAGCGGTTTGAGAGGAAAATTCATAAGGAGGTGGGAAGATTACAATTATCAAATTTAAAAATGGGGAAACAATCGAAATTCCGTGCGTGTTCCCGGATGATATTGTGAAACCAGATATTAGAGATCAACTGATGCGCTTAGAATGGGATGATGGGGGAAAACAATATTGCTTGAAGTTTAACCCAGTAGATGTGCTCTATGTAAAAGAGATTACATAAAGCACACCAGATAATTATCTAACTGATGGGTATTCTGTTGCAGTTGCTTTTCCAACTTTGACAGGTTCTTTGCTTAAAAAGGTAAGAAATTCATCGTTGTATGCGTGGTACAATTTAAGAATTTCTTTTGAACCAGAACCTCCTTTAAGGAGATTATAACATAAGAATTACTATAAGAAAATTTGTGAGAGGTTGAACAGATAATGAAAAAGAAAATCGGAAATAGTATGCGTATTCCAAAAAGTTTCCGTGGACAAATAGTGGATGTGAAACCATACCATGAAGAAGGAAGGACTGTATGGACGTTTTGGCTGTTTGGTGAAAAATGGATAGCTTTTGAAAATTGGATTTTTGATGAAAATTGGAAAGGAGACTAATGAACGAATTACAGATTTTTAATTCTCCAGAGTTCGGAGATATTCGAACAGTAATGGTTGAAAACGAACCAATGTTTTGTTTATCTGATGTTTGCAGAGCGTTGGAGATAACAAATGTTGGAAATGTAAAACAACGGTTATCCGAAAAGGGTATCCGTACTATGGATACCCTTACAAAAGGTGGAAACCAGAAACTTCTGTACATCAATGAAGCTAATTTGTACAAAACAATATTCCAAAGCCGAAAAGAATCAGCACAACGTTTTACAGATTGGGTGACAGATGAAGTCCTACCATCCATCCGAAAGAACGGTGGTTACATTTTAGGACAAGAAACTCTTTCTGATGAAGAATTGATGACGAAAGCAATTCTGGTAGCGCAGAAGAAAATCGCAGAGAGAGACAAGATTATCGAAAAGCAAAGACTAAAAATTGAAGCAGACAAGCCGAAAACGATCTTTGCCGATGCAGTATCAACCAGCCACACTTCAATCCTTATTGGAGACCTCGCAAAGTTAATTTGTCAGAACGGTATCCAGACAGGACAGAAGAGATTATTCCAGTGGATGCGAGAAAATGGATATCTGATGAAGTTTGGTGCAAGTTACAATATGCCAATGCAGAGATACATTGAACAAGGGCTATTTGAAGTTAAGGAATCCAGTGTTCAGAATCCAGACGGAAGTGTTCGAGTAACGAGAACCACAAAAGCTACTGGAAAAGGGCAACTGTATTTTATCAATAAGTTTCTTGGAAATGAAATGGCAAGTTAAAAGAAAAAGAAATTCTTCCAGTCATTGAGATGTTGGAAGAAACAGCATAAATAAAAACAAGGAGGAAAAATAGCATGATTAAATTCGAAAACGGTTTAGTTAACATTTCTGGTAAAGGGATTGATATTCTTTCAGAGTATGCAGTTATTACCCATGAAATTAAAGAGATGTTCGTAAAGGATGGTGGAGAAGAGGAAGAAGTAAAAGAGCAGCTTAGACATTCGTTCGAGCATGGCCTTATGAACGAGGAAGAACTTGACAAGCGGTTTATTGAAGCTATGAAAGATCCTGGTTTAGTAGGAATGTTAATTGGAGCAGCTGGGCTTTCGTTATTATTCGGTCAGAAGGACAAGTAGATTGCTGAAGAGTTTCAAGACAGAGATCGACCCTACCAAAGAGCAGAAGACCAAAATACATAAGACAATCGGCACATGCAGATATATTTATAATTTTTACCTGTTTCATAATAAAGAACGTTATGATGCCGGCAAAAGATTTATGAGTGGCAAGGCGTTCAGTGTATGGCTGAATAATGAGTATCTTCCGAATCATCCAGAATATTCATGGATCAGAAAGGTCAGTTCCAAATCAGTAAAGAATGCGATCGAAAATGCATGCACAGCGTTTTTAAGATTTTTTCATCATCAGAGCGGTTTTCCAAGATATAAGAAAAAAGGAAGATCTGATGTGAAAATGTATTTTGTAAGGAATAATCCAAAAGACTGTTTTTGCGAAAGGCACAGGATCAAGATTCCTACACTTGGATGGGTAAGGCTGAAAGAAAAAGGGTATCTCCCGACATCTAAGGATGGATATGTGATCCGAAGTGGAGCAGTTTCTATGAAAGCAGGAAGATATTATGTTTCTGCGCTTATCGAAGTACCAGCACCGGAAGTGGGTAAAAATTTCAGTGATGGGATCGGGATCGATCTGGGGATTAAGGATCTGGCTATTGTGTCGAATGGAACTATATACAGAAATATCAATAAAACCGCACAGATCAGAAAACTTGAGAAACAATTAAGACGGGGACAGCGAAAGCTTTCCAGCAAATCTGAAAATTTAAAGAAAGGAGAGTTCACTCAAAGAGCAAATATACGAAAACAAAAGCTCAAGGTACAGAAACTTTATCACCGGATGGAAAATATCCGTACAGATCATATAAATAAGGCAATATCTGAGATTGTGAAAACCAAGCCGTCTCACATAACGATTGAGGATCTGAACGTATCCGGGATGATGAAGAACCGGAATCTCTCAAAAGCAGTTGCGTCACAAAAATTCTATGAATTCCGGATGAAACTGAAAGCAAAATGTGCAGAATATGGAATCGAACTGAGGGTAGTTGATAGGTGGTATCCATCTTCAAAGATCTGTCATTGTTGTGGATGTATCAAAAAAGATCTGAAACTTTCGGACAGGATCTACAGATGTGTATGCGGTTATACTGAAGACAGAGATTTCAATGCAGCACTGAATCTGAGGGATGCTAAGACTTACGAAATTGCATGATCTCGCAAGCGTAAGTATGTACCGAAGGCTATTTCGGGAATTAACGACTGTGGAGTGTACTTAGGATCTGTGAGTAGAGATAACTTCGGTTACTTAAAAACATACACGAAGAAACAGTAAGCGGTATTCGTGAGAATCCGCATTATCTCGATGTGAGTATGTTTGATCACATTTTGAGTGGCAGGACTAAGCATGGGAGAAACTAAGAGTACAGATTATATTCCAGAGAACGTCAATGAAGAATATGCACTTCTGGTTGGAAGATTAAAGGCATTTGAAGCTTGGGCGAATAATGTGAGAGATTATGATTTCACAAAGGACATGGCATTCAGAATGCTTGGGCTTGATGTAGAAAAACAAACAAAAGCAGATTAAGTGTCCTGGAAGGTGCGGACACACCAACCAGGACGGTATCTAACTAAGAATGAGTTAGTTAAATACAGGATTATTATAACACAACCTCCTGTATTTGACAAACAAAAATATAACAGGAGGACTTTTTATGCAAAAAAATGGCGAAAATCAGCCACTTTCCAGCGAAATCATTGCTGATCTGGAAGAAAAGCTGATGGCAAGAAATGTAATTATCGCTATTCTGGCAGCTGCACTTGCAGTAACCACATCCAGAAGAAAGTGAGGACAAAATGAAAGAGGTGGTAAATGCAATAGGAGAAATATTTGTAGGAATAGGGATGTTTGCAGTGATATTCTTCATCGCATGGATTCTTACATCATTTGATGTTATCGGGGTGTTCTTCGTATCAACAGTCTTATTCTTAATGGTGTTTCTTCCTATTATATTAGAAATGGAGGAAAAGTAAATGCAAAGATTAAATAAAGTAAGATTATCCGGCAGAGCCGGGGAAATAGTATTTAGCCACGAACATTACGGAAGATACTATTACAAATTCATGCTGACAGTTATTCGTAAAAGCGGTGCAGTAGATATGTTTCCAATCGTTATAGAAGATTCCGTTGTGCGTGATAATGATTACAACGGAAAAGAAGTTGTGGTAACAGGAGCAATCAGAAGCATGGACACTTCTAAAAATCCAAATAAGCACCACAATGTTAGTTATATCGCAGCTGATGAAGTAGAAATCCTGGATGAACAGGTTCCAGATGGCGATATAAACAAAGTAGAGTTTATTGCCAGAAGTTGCACGAAAGAGCCATATGCAAAACTTACATCAGTAACGCACAGAAAAGTTTCAAATCTTTTTGTAGCAATTCCAAGAGAGTATTCAGAAAGAGCGGATTTTATTCGCTGTACTTTATGGGGAAAAGGTGCTGATCTGGCGGTAGAGGTTAAAAGAAATGATTACATTAAAGTAACTGGCAGGTTAATGAGCCGTGATGTTTATGTTAATGGGGAAGAAACGGAAAGTGTATATGAGATTTCCGTAAAAGAAATGGAGAAATTGGAGGATGAAGAATAATAAGAATAAAGTTCAGATGTATGGCGTAATAATGGATATTCAGCCAGGAACGTTTTTCAAGGACGGAGAAAAATTCGTAAGATTCTATATTGGTGCAAAGCGTACCAGTGGGAACGTAGATTTGCTTCCAGTAATTGTTGAAGAAAAGCAGACGGAAGGCTTAAAGATTGGAAAACACGTCTATGTTGAAGGAAGATACAGTTCTTCAAACAAACATGAAAGTGGAAAGTCACATTTGATTCTTAAAATCAAAGCGGAAACAATCTGGTGTGGAGATGGTGATGGGAGTGCAGAAGGTGAAAACAAAATCATTCTGGAAGGTTATCTTTGCAAGCCTCCTATTTACCGCAGAACACCAAGAGGAAAAGAAATCTGTGATTTGATGATTGCTTGCAATGAATATGACTTGCGAAGAACAGATTATATCCCATGTATAGCATGGTGGAAAGAAGCCAGAGAAGCTGCTGATTTCAAGGTTGGAGATTTCGTAAAAATAATCGGAAGAATCCAGAGCCGGATTTATCATAAAAAATTATCTGGTGATGAAGTAGAGCTTAGAACTGCATATGAGGTATCAATAGGGAGGATAATCGAGCATGAAGGTGGAAGTAAAAAAGATTTCGTTGGAGAATTACAAGAAGTTTCCGAGTAAGTCTGTAGATTTGTTTCCAAGAACAGAGATTTCTGGCAGAAACAGAGAAGGAAAATCCACATTGCAGGACGCATATTTGGACGTTCTGACAGGAAAGATGGCAAATGGTACAGAACCGACTTCTATTAGAAGAAAAGAAAATGGCTTGGAAGTGCCAAAAGTTGATGTTATAAGAGAGCTTACGCTTGCGATTGATGGAAAAGAAAAAGTGATCCGCAAAATCACAAAACAGAAGTGGAGAAAACCGAGGGGACAATCCGAAGAGGTGTTCGATGGAAATGAAACTTCTTATGAAATTGACGGATTCCCGGCTAAATCAAAGGATTATACCGAGTTCATCCAGTCAATAGCAGAACCTTCAACGCTTCTGATGTGCAGTAACCCAAAACCATTTCTGGACACATTGCAGAAGTCAACAGCAGAATCCAGAAAGGTACTGGAAAAGATGTCTGGTTTTGATATTGCACAGTTTATGGAAGAAAATCCACAGTACGCTCATGTGGAAGAAATCACAAAAGGGCATTCCGTAGAGGATACCTTGAAGAAGCTCCGAAAGGAACTGAATGCACAGAAGAAAAAGGTGGATGCCAAAAACACGGAGATTGCATATGAAACCAATCGAAGCATTGAAGCAGAAGATACTTCCTCCCTAGAATCCAAAAAACAGGAGCTTAATGCGGAGCTTTCCAAACTGGAAGAACAGGAAAAGATTCTTGAAGATTCAGCAAAAGGCTATGACAGCCTTACATATGAAATCCGAGGGCTGAAATCTTCCAGGGATGGACTTGTTAGCAAGGCAGATAATGAGCTGAAAGACAAGAAAGCAGCCATTATGAATGTGTATTATGACCTTGCAAAAAATAAAATTGAAAAAGAATCAGCTATCCGAATGTTGGGAATGGAACTGGACAACCACATAAGAGCTGGGCAACAGGCGAAAGCTGACTTGGATAGAGCCAGACAGGACTATCCGAGAATCAAAGAAATGGAGTGGGATGATTCTGAACTGAAAGCTATTGAAGCTGAAACATTCAATGATTCTGATACTATTTGCCCTACCTGTGGACAAGAGCTGCCAGAAGAACAAGTTTCCGAATTGAGAGCTTCCTTTGAAGAAAAGAAGAAGTTTAGAATTGAAAATGAATTAACCAAAAAGCAAAACTGGGAATCAGCAAAACAGAACCAGTTGAAAGGAACTTGTGATCTTGGAAATTCTGCTGCTGCAAAATTAAAGAAAACTAACGAGGAAATCAACAAATTACAGTCGGAAATCGGCGCAGCACAGGATGAAGTTGATGAACTTACTAAGCAGATTGAGGAAGAACAGTCCAAATTTACGGAGCTTCCAGAATCTGTAGATATGACAAATGATGAAGAATATCTTGCAGTTACAGTGAGAATTGCAGAACTTGAAGAGAAACTGAAATCATTTGATGATGTTACTGGAAAGAAACAGGAATTAAGAATGCAGATCAGCAATGTTATGAAACAGATTTCCAATGTGGATGCAGACATTAAGATTGCACAGGCAGCAGTCACAGAGAAAGAAAAGCGAGTAGCCGAACTGAATGAGGAACTGAAAAGCCTTGGACAGGTACAAGCTGATATTGAAAAGAACATTGATACCGTTCTTAACTTCTCAATCCAGAAGAATAAGGCACTGGCAGAGAAAATCAATCCATTTTTCCATCATTTTCAGTTCAGTTTCCTTGATTACACGATTGAGGGAAATCCAGTGGAGACTTGCAAGATGATCTGCAATGGAATTGATTACAACAGCGGATTGAATCATTCAGATAAGATTCTGTGTGAGGTCGATTTACTGAATGGATTACAGGAAATGAATGGGCTGAATATGCCGATTTGGATTGATGATTCGGAGAGCATTGATAAAAGCAGAATCCCTGTATTAGACAGGCAAATGATCGTACTAAGAGTGACGGACGATGATTTGAGAGTGAGAAAAATTTAAATAAAAAGTCAAAAAGCATAGGTGCCGTTGTATGGCAATGAAAGTTGCCACTATACCAAAATATATGATTGTAAAGAACGAAAAATCAAAGAACATCTAAATACAAAAAATCAACGAATAACACAGTATAGAACAATTCTCATTGCTATACACAGGCACCTATGCAGAAACAGGAGGGGAAAATGCTAACAGCAACATGGGGAAAACATTTTTTCAAAGCGGATGCTACAAAATGTGCTTCTGAAATCATGGAAATTTGCGATCAGATGGAATCTGCTACACCACAGCAGATTCTTGAAAAAGCAAGGGATGAAAGCACAGAATTACATAAATGCTTCACATGGGATGATTCCATAGCAGCTGAAAAATACAGAATCCACGAAGCCAGACAGATTATTTGTCAGTTAAAAATCGTGGAACAGGATATTGATGATAAGCCAAAGCCGACAGCAATTCGAGTGTTTTACAAGACAGATGGGAAAAGCGGATACAAGCCAACACAGCTTATTTTAAAACAGCCAGATGAATACGAAGCACTTTTAGAGCGTTGCCGGAATGAACTTCTGTCAGTGAAGCAGAAATACCAGAATATTTCCGAATACGAAGAAGTTTGGGAATTGATTAATTAAATATTGAGGCCGCTACTGTGCTGATATGCCTACAGGAGTAGGAAGAAATCAAACTATATTATGGCACATTATATTGCTAAATAGGACAATACATAATATCACAGAGCACAGCAAAACACCTTATTCTTGTAGGGACATGAGTGCAGTAGCGGCGAAATTCCTACGTTGATATGCCTGTAAAACAGGCAAGTAAAGTACAGGAAAAAACAGAACGCCACAAGACAACACAGGATAGTTCGAAACAGAATATTCGCTTGATTTTACAGGTTTATGAGCGTAGGAAACCACAGCATTTATCAGTCTGCATAAGCGGAACAAAACTTCACGAAAGTATAACACAGTAAAAAAGACAAAAGAATAGCATATGACATTGCAGAATACTTTCACTGTTTATGCAGAGCGACAAGTGTTGTGACACTTAATAAAAAATAGCATATGAAACTATAGGAAATAAAACGGAAGAACAACAGATTACACACAGCACTTACCGGATGGGCTGTTTTGTAGGCGGTATAAATCGTCAAGACAGAACACTACAGTACAACACAATACAAAACACAACATATGACTTTTATATCGTCTATAAAGCAGCCCTCTAAAATCTGAATATTGGGTAGGTGACATGAGATGTCACAGCAAAGAACAGGATAGCACATTATATTACAAAACAAGACATTACAGAACACTTCATGTTACCTACCGAGTATTCAACACCAAGTGTATTTAGTTGGCAGTAGAAACTGTCATAATAGGAAACCATAAAATCTTATATGTGAGAACAAAATAATACAGTAAACAATAGCACAACACAAGACAAGCTTTCTACTGCTTGCTAAGTGCATTTGGAGTTTGCACAAAGATTTAAGCGGATTATTTCGCAGAACAGAAAATTGTAGCACAGTTAAGAATAGTACAATATAGAACAAGATAGCACAAAACATTAATTGTATATTGTAAATAATCCGTTTAAGTGTTTGTACAAACAAAAACTATAAATAAAATCATTTGTTTTAGGAGGAAAACAACATGGCAAAAAACATCACAATCGAACCTTTAAAGGAAACTACATTAAGAGTTGAGTTAATCGGGGACACAGACCTCATTCTTCACAAGAGAAGCCGCTACTACGAACAGGCTGAATGCTTCAAGCAGTCCAAAGACAAGGGCTTCAAAATGCCAGCTATTTACAATCAGCCCAAGAATGTTTGGGAGGGATTAATCACTGGTATTCACTGGGAGAAACCGATTAATTTCCATGATGAAGATATTTCCCTTTACACAGAGGAAGAGTGGAAAGATTACATGGCAAACAACAGACCTTGCATTCTTACTCAGGCATTCAAGAAGTCATTCACAGAAACATTTATTACTTTCTTCAAGGATTCTACAGGAAAGAAAGGAACAGATATTAAGCGTTCTCTTTCAATCGAAGGCTCTATTTGCCCGGTAAACTTTGAATCTGTTGAGGTAGTAAATAAGATCGTTCCGACCTCTGGAATCAGTGCAAGCCCGGTTCTTTGTAGCAGCAATGTGTTCCATAATTGGCGAACCACCATTGAGGTATCTTGCCCGGACATTGTATTTCCATATGAGACAGTATTACAGCTGATTGAAACCAGCGGAAAGTACATCGGAATCGGAACACAGAGAGCAAATGGAAACGGAAGATATCACATCAACCCGGACAATGTAACAATCATTTAATTAGGTAACTATCGGTGGTATATGAATCCGAATAAAGTCGGAAAACAACAAACCGAACTAATCGAAAGAACAGGATAGAACAATACAGTACATAAAAAACATTTATCCTGTTTCATATGTCACTGAGCATAACTCTTGGGTGCATTCACGGTGGATTAAATTCTTATCAGAATAGGACACTATAACAAACGAGACAATATTAGAGAATAGAACAAAATATAGCAAAACATATCACAAACTGATTTTGACCCACTTTGTATGCACCTAAGAGAAAAATATAAAAAAGAAAAAGGAGAATTAAAATGGCAGGAAAAACACAGTTAGCAACAACAGGAGAACAACAGGCGGCAATTGTAATTAACAACTCATTCATTGATGGATTGGTTAAGCAGCTTGAAAAAAAATGCGAATATGGTCTTTCGTTCCCAAAAGACTACAACCTAAGCAATGCGCTCATGGGGGCGTATCTGATTCTGAAAGAAACAAAAGACAGAAATAATAAGCCAATTCTGGAATCTTGCACATCCACAAGCATTGCAAACAGTCTTATGAACATGGCAACACTTGGTCTTTCAGTGCAGAAAAAGCAAGGATATTTTATTTCTTACGGAAATCAGTGTCAGTTCCAGAGGTCTTACTTCGGAAACATTACAATAGCCAGAAGATACGGAATGAAAGATATTCACGCCGAGATCATCTACCAAGGAGATAAGTTCAAATACCACATTGAAGATGGAAACAAGGTACTTGATTCCCACGAACAGGACTTTATGAATATTGATAATGATAAAATTCTTGGCGCATATGCAGTAGTGCTGATGGAAGATGGAACAAAGCATTTGGAAGTAATGAACATGAAGCAGATCAAACAATCTTGGTTACAGGGCTATGGGTACAAAGAAAACGGCAATGGAACGCATCAGAAATTCACTGACCAGATGGCAAAGAAAACAGTTATCAATCGTGCATTAAAGCAGATTATCAACAGCCACGGTGATGTTTTTGTACAGGAAGCTGACGAGAATACAGAGGATATTCCAAAACAGGATATTATTGAACAAGACGTTGCTTATGAAATTAGTGAGAACGCAAACACAGAAGAATTCATTCCACAACCAGAAGTAATCGAAGAAAAGCCAAAGCAGCCAACCGTAGCCGAAACCGTAAAAACAACAGAGAAAGAACCAGTTCCGGCAGCAGAGCCAGTGGAAACAGAAATTCCGTCATTTATGAGCCAGGAGGAAATGTAGGATGGAAACTTCCACAATTGTGCTTATTATTTTGCTTTCAATAGCACTTTTGGGATGGATAGTAACTTTTATTCGAAAAAATGAATACAATCGAACCAATTTAATTATTCTTTTAAATGTTATTACATATGTGGTACTCATTATAATCCGACTTACAATGTAAAAGGAGAGTCAAAATGAAGCATAAATGTATTAAGACAGCAGTATTAGTCACAGGGGCTATAGCAATCATAATGTTTAGTGGTTGTTCTTCCTGTAGCAGATCATTAAAATCACTATCCAGTGATATTGACGGCGGTCTGAACCGTACCGTAACTGTTTACGATTACAACGGCGGTAAAATTAAGTCCTGGTCTGGAAAGTTTGATGTTTCCGAATCAGAGAATGAAGTTTACTTTGATGATTCTGACGGAAAAAGAGTTATTATCCATGGCGGTATTGTAGTGAATTAGGAAAACTAGGAGGGATAATAGTTATGAATGAAATTTTAAAGAAAGCAAAAGAACGGGTTGAACTTTTAGAGAAGCAGGAGAAAAGTGGGAAAATCAAATTATCAGAGTTGAACCCTGGTGATGTATTCCAAACTACAGGTAAAAGAAAATACAAAGTGTTGGAACAGTATGAAAATACCACCAAGATAGTTTCTTTTGACCTTGTAAAAGAAAATGTAAAATTCGGGGATAATGCAGATTATTTAGAGTCTGAATTAAAAGAACTTTGTGACACGGAAATTTTAGCGAATTTTGAAGAGGAATTTGGTGCGGAGAATATTGAAACACATGAAGCAGATCTTATTACGGTCGACGGTCAGAATACAGGCGTTTCGGTGAAATGTAAAATCAGACCTCTTACATTTGATGAAGCAAGAAAATATACGGAATTAACTCCGAACAAAAAACTTAATGACTGGTATTGGACATGTACATCTTGGTCAACAAAAGAACGCGGATGGAGTAGCGTTGCCGTTGTTTCCTCCTCGGGTAGCGTCAGCTACTTTAACCGCATCAGTGACATCGGTGTTCGCCCAGTTTGTATCTTAAAATCTAATCTCTTTGTATCTAAAGTGGAGGAATAAAAATGAAAAAAGATTTGAAATATTTTGAGACAGAAATAAAAAGAATTACAGAGGAATTCGAGGATTACAAAAAGAAACACATGGGCACTCCGAAACCCGGGGAAGTGGTTGAAATTTCCGGTATGGAATGGATAATACTGGACAAGCTTCCGGATGGATATTTTGCAATTTTAAATAGTTTTTATGGTAAAACAAGAATGTTTGATTCAGATTCCAGCAATTGGAAAGAAAGTTCTTTAAGAGAAGAATTAAACACATCATTTTTAGAAAAAATTAATACGCCTTTCGATGGAAATGCAGTTGTTGAATTTGACCGTAACCTGTTGGCATTGGACGGGCAGACTGAATATGGAACTTGTAGAGATAAGATTTCACTCTTAACCGTGGATGAATACAGAAAATACAGGAAATATTTGCCAAATATGGATAAATGGTGGTGGCTTATTACACCATGGAGTACACCTTACAATGATTATTTTAAGAGCGTAGCCGTTGTTTCCTCCTCGGGTTACGTCGACTACGGTAACTGCTACGATGTCTGCGGTGTTCGCCCAGTTTGTATCTTTTCCTCTTCAATCTTTGAATCAGACGAGGATTAATAATGGCAAATGAAGATTTACAGGTGATAATAAAAGCCAAGCAGTTAGCAAAGCACACGCTTATAGTAACCAGTAACGCGAGGAGATATCCTAAGAAATTCAGATTTTCTTTAGTTGATAAAATGAAGAACAAATCGCTCGAAATACACGCTAAGCTCTTTGAAGCCAATCGAACAAATTTGAAAGATTATAAGAGAGAAAGGCTAGAATTACAGACAAAAGCAATTACATATTGTGATGAACTTCTCTTTTATATAGAGCTTTCATACGAGCTTAATATCATTAATTCGGGAAGTATGGAGACATGGTCGAAAATGGTTACAGATATTAAGCATATGGCGATTGCTTGGAGAACAAAAGACAGAAACAGATGATTTTTATAGGTTATGCGTTGTAGAGCCGTTGTTTCCTCCTCGGGTAACGTCAACAACAATAACTGCAACAATGACAACGGTGTTCGCCCAACCTGTATCACAGGCAGACAGAGTAAGCAGAAAGCTGAAATCCGAATAGATACAAGCAAATGCATAACCTTTCCGCAATGGATAAATATAAAGGAACAAAATAAATGGATAAAGAAATTGTGGCAAATTTTGAAAACTTGTATTCATCTTACAAACGAGTTAAGGCAGATAAGAAATTCAATTCCGGCACTGCCAGGTTTTCTATTATGGCGTTGGAAGGAATCCAAACATTGAAGGAACAATTGGAAAATCAAACGTATTCCATAGCACCGTATAATAAATTCAAAATATATGAGCCGAAAGAACGCATCATAGAATCGTGTTCTTTCAAAGACAAGACGGTACAGAGATGCTTTTCAGACTACATTCTTACGCCGAAATTAAATAATATTTTTATAAAATGGAACACAGCAGGACAAATCGGAAAAGGTCATTATATGGCAATGGATGGTCTGCGAGATCATATGTTGGAATTTTACAGTAAAAATGGTTTAAATGGCTGGATTGTAAAATGCGATATTCGTAAATATTTTTACAGCATAGATCATGAAATCATGAAAGACGTGGTGGATTACTATTTTGATGATGAATTTACAGTATGGTTAAATCATCTATTTATTGACAGCGCCGAAAATCCAGGACTTCCACTTGGAAATCAAGTTAATCAGAAATACGCTTTACTGTTACTGCATTCGTTGGATCAAATGATAACAATTGAATACGGAATACAGCATTACGGAAGGTATAATGATGATTTCTATGTGATTTGTAAAAGTAAAGAAGAAGCCAGAGAAATACTTGAAGCTATCCGGATTATGACCGAAAGCCTTAAAATACAATTGAATACTAAATCACAGATTGTGCCATTTAGAATGGGATTGTGCTATCTTGGCTTTCACCATTATGTAACCTCCGATGGGAAATATATTAGAAAACTTCGAGGAGATAAAAAAAGAAAAACACACAGGAAGATTCGAAATTGGATTAGAGCTGTGAATAATGGCGAAATGACAGAAGAAAAATTTCAAGAAAAATATAATGCGTGTAAAAACAATATGCTGCATGGGAATTGTATTAAATTATGCCACAGCATGGATTTGGATGTTAAGAAAAGAATGAAAAGAGGTGATGAAAAATGTTCATGCGAGTAGTAAACACAGGAAGTACCCATGGAAACTGCTATGTTCTGAAATCAAACACAGGAGAAATACTTCTTCTGGACTGCGGATGCAGATACAAAGACATTCTAAGAGCTATTGATTACAGAACAAGTGATGTTTCTGGCGTATTGCTTAGTCATGAGCATGGAGATCACATCAAATCATTTCGGGAACTGATGAACGCCGGCATTCAGATTTACACCAATGATGAAACCGTGGAACATCTGCAAATCATCACTGGTGAGCTGATGAAAGGTGTTCCAGAGAAAAGACCATTTCGGGTTGGCTCGTTTACAGTAATACCGTTCTATTTGCCACATACTACAAGGGACAAGGATACAGGGCAACTTATTCCGTGTTTCAATTATGGGTATATCGTGGAACATAAAGAGATGGGAAAGCTGTTGTATATGACAGACTTTGAGTTTTGCCGATACAATTTCAAGGCAATGCGACTGAACCACTTGGTTATTGAGTGCAACTATTGTGGAGAATTGGTTGACAAAACAGCCGAAAATTACACGCACAGGCTTAAAGGGCATTGTTCATTAGATACTTGCAAAAGCTTAGTAAATACGAACCATACGGCAGCATTACGGACAGTAACATTGGTGCATTTGAGTAATGAAGCAGCTGACCCGGAACAGATTTTGAGGGAGATACAAGAAACGTCTGGTGCTGATGCACTCGTCCATATCGCAACACCCGGGTTAGAAGTTAATTTGGACTTATGTCCATTTTGAAAGGAGAAATAGATGGTATCAATTGACTTAAAAGATTGGAAAGAAGTAACAAAAGGAATTTATGTAAATCCAATTTCTGCAAACGCAGCTTATGAAATCCATATTAAATACTGGGATATGAAAACAGATATTCTTTCCGCAAATGCAGAACTTTATATTGTAGGAGATTGGCACGAAAAAGATGGAAGAAACATCAGAGAAAGGGAAATACTGCTTGATTCTGCATCTGTTATGGCTTGCCTTGGAAAAGCGATTGAAGATGATAAGGAAAACAATTCGACTGAATGATTGAAAGGAGAAATTTGATGAAACTGTATTTTTACATTCTGGACACGGACAGAAAAACAGATAAATGGAATATTTGTCTTGAAGAATGTGAAGTAATAGAAAAACCGAAGACATACAAACCAGTAACTAAATTCCCTGACGGAATCTACTGTTCGTATATAAAAAAAGAATCAATAGGCAATTTCATTAGCGAATACAGCAAAGTGGTTGTACTAGATGCACCTGATTATCAAAAAGCAAAAGAAGTATTTTTAAAAAAATACGATAATGAATTAAACACGCTAAGAGAAAGAATTAATTTCTATGAGGAACTTAAATCAGCGGTTGAAGCAGGAGAGGAGAACTGTAAATGAGCGTATTCAGCGTACCAGTAACGATTGGTATTAATGAGGAAGAAATTGCAAAGGAAATCCGTAAAAATGTTGAGGACAGGGTAGTTGAAAAAATTACCAAGGAGATTAAAGAGGTTATTTACGAAAAATCCACATACGGAAGTATGGATACCAATGAGCCGTTGAAAAGAATGGTTCGTATGCAGATTGGAGAAATCTTAGAAAAGAACGAAAACGTGATCGTACAGGAAGCGGCAAAAGCCTTAGCAGATAAGATGATTAAAACCAAGGCTGTGAAAGAAGCGATAAAAGAAACTATTGAAAAGGTCAAGGAGGATTAACACATGAAAATCTTCTTAAAAACACTTGATAAACTGAAAAAGCCAGAACCTTCCGAACAGGAATGTAAGTACGATAAAGGCTGGAATGATGCAATCAAGAAAGTTGAAGAACTGATTTGTTCCTACAGCTCTGCGGATATGTGGATTCCAACAGATGTGAAGTTACCACCGGAACCAGACAAAGGAGAAAATCCGGGAGATTGGAAAGAATATGCAGTTACAATTAATGGAGCTGTTCTTCCGACAAGTCTTACATATTTAGGGGACAGTAAATGGGGAAGTGTAGAAGCATATGGTTTTGCGTATTATCCAGTCATTGCATGGCAACCAATGCCACCAGCTTACAAACCAGGGAGGTAACACCATTGGAAATAACAATCGGAATTGGCACAGATGAAATTAAAGAAATCATCATGGAGCATATAAAAACAAAAGGATTCAACGTAACGGAAGATGATATTTCCTTTGTTATCGGGAAAGAAGAAATCGTAACAGGGAATACAAAGAAAATCAAACACGCACTTATCAGGTGCGACATTCAGATTGAGAGGTGATAAATTGTGAATATTGTTATTCTTTCTGGAAGATTAACTGCTGATCCAGATATCAGAATGGGAACGAATGACACAAAAATTGCAAGATATATTTTGGCTGTAGAGAGAAGAGTAAAAAAGAACACGGAAAGAAAATCTGACTTTATCACTTGCGTATGTCTTGGGAAAAATGCAGAATTCGCAGAGAAATATCTTAAAAAAGGCACGAAAGTAAATGTGCGTGGAGAATGGCAGACTGGAAACTATACAAATAAAAATGGTGAAAAAGTCTACTCAAATGATTGCCTTGTTGCAGAACATGAATTTGCAGAAAGAAAAAGCCAGTCACCACAGACACAGGAAACAGATACACGACCAGTACCACCGCCAGAACCTAGTTTCATGGATGTGCCGGATTTAGGCGGTATGGAAGATGAATTTCCGTTTAGTTAGGAGAAAACTATGGTAGAAGTTGCTGTTTATGATGCGCTTAGAAAAATGGTTAATTCCGAAATTGAAGAATGGCAGCCTTTACTTACATTAAAAAGCAGTAAAGACGCAAAGACATATGCCAATGGGAAGAACAAAAATTTCAGAATGAAGGAATACTGTATTAATTGGTATATGGCGTTGAATTTTAATCCATGGAGCATAAGAACCGACAAAGCAAAAGCTTATTACTGGTTTCATGAAAATGGAAAATATATTCTTCAATTATGGCTGAAAGATACATACAAAACTATTTCTAATGCAATTAGCAATAGCAATTCATTTGACGACTTATTTAATAGCTATTTAGGATGGTTCAATCAAAAAAGAATGGAAACGAGGAAGAAAATGGAAAATCAGTTAAAAGAAACTACCAATAGTAAACTCGCTGAAATGAAAATCCCTCATTCTCATGGTGGAGTTGCAAATCTTCTTAAAGTTTTAACAAATACTATGAAAATGCAGGGAGCGGATATCCGTAGCATTGCAAAAGTACAATATGCTATTTGTAAGCAAGCTGGAATCTATATCCCGGATGAATTCATTGAAGATGTTGCAGTTGCTATGGAATGCGAAAATCCAGATGTTTTAGATAATTAGAGGTATACATGAAAGATTTAATTATAGATTGCTTTGCCGGGGGCGGCGGCGCATCCGTAGGCATTGAAATGGCCCTTGGTAGACCTGTAGACATAGCAATTAACCATGATCCAGATGCAATTCTAATGCATAAGACTAATCATCCCGGAACACTGCATCTGACAGAAGACATTTTCAAAGTAGATTTGCAGAAATATGTCGGAAACCAGCACGTAGCGTTGATGTGGGCTTCACCAGATTGTACAAGCCATTCAAAAGCAAAAGGCGGTCAGCCAAGGAAACAGGGGCTTCGCATTCTTCCGTGGTCTGTATATAAGCACGCAAAAGCAATTCTCCCAGATGTAATTATTATGGAGAACGTGGAAGAAATACAACAATGGGGGCCATTGGACGAGAAAGGACATCCGATTAAGGAAAGAGCTGGCGAAGATTATCGAAAATTCATTTCAGCAATGGAAAATATTGGTTATGAATTTGACAGCCGAGAACTGGTAGCTGCTGATTACGGAGCACCAACTACAAGAAAACGTTGGTATGCGGTGTTTCGCAGGGATGGAAAGCAGATAATATGGCCAAAGCCTACTCATAATCGTTTTGGCGAAGATGGATTGAAGCCATATGAACAGTGCGGAGACTACATTGATTGGTCGGACTTAGGAAAAAGTATATTTGAACGCCCTAAACCATTGGCAGAAGCAACGCAGAAACGTATCGCAAATGGAATCAAGAAATATATCGTTGATAATCCAGATCCTTACATTGTGCAGAGTAAAGATGCACTGGCGTTTATCATTCAGTATCATGGGGAAACCAGGAAAGGCGATTCCAGAGGGCAGTTGTTAACCGAACCAATTAAGACTATTGATACCTCAAATAGGTATGGACTTGTGACAGCTTTTATCACGAAATATTACAAGACTGGAATCGGTCAAGGCTGTGATGAGCCATTGCATACAATAACCACATCGCCCGATCACTTCGGGGTAATATCTGCATTTCTGGTCAAGTATTATGGGACAGGATGCGGACAGGTGCTTAATGAGCCACTCGGAACTATCACCACAAAAGACAGATTCGGTCTAGTAAACGTTCTGGTTGATATCCATGGAGAGAAATACATTATTTCAGATATCTTTCTCAGAATGCTAAAGCCAGAAGAACTGAAGGTGATGCAGGGATTCCCGAAAGATTACATTATTGATCGGGATTACAAGTGGAGAGATTACCCGATTGCGAAACAAGTAGCAAGAATCGGAAATAGTGTGGTTCCGGTTATGGCAGAAGCACTTGTGAAAGCAAATTGTCCGTATCTGAAAATTGGAGAACGCAAAGTTGCACCGATGATTTATATGCAGAATAATGGACAGGTAGCGTTTGGATAAAAGGAGTGATTAAATGGTACAAACAGGACAGATTATTTATTTTAGCAATCAGAAAATGATGTGCTTTGATGTTGAATCCATTGAGGATATTACTGAACCGCCAGAACAAATAGAAACTACATCGGTTTATGGCGAGACAAGAACGTATGCGCCGGCAATAATGAATCCAACAACTCTTTACGTTACTGGAAAGGAAATTGTAAAACTTGATCCAACAACCATGAAACGCATTGCCAGATATAATCTTGAAGAAGAGAATAAATCTCTTTTAGAAGAAATCGCAGAAAGAAAAAAGGTTATTGATGATCTTGAACAGAAAGAACAGGTTTTGCGTGACAGGTTCAAAAAAGCAATATCTACTTTCAAAGAAATTATGGAACATGGTTACAGTGAAGATGATGACGAAGATGAGTATGAGAGTGAATGGGAGTGATACCGGGTGAATTATAAAAAACTTAGGCAGGCAAAAGCTATTGAAACAACGAACCGAAAAAGACTTCTGAAAATTAATCCGAAGCTTGATGATGGGAGCGGAATATATTTTCTAACCAGAACTGATGAAAATGGAATCCCATACTTTTATATAGGCCAGGCAGTACATATAATTCAGAGGATGTGTTCCCACCTTACTGGGTATCAACACATAGACCTCTCAATCAAGAAAAGAGGGTTTTACAGTGAAGAGAATCCTTTTGGGTGGAAAATAAATTTTATCCATTATCCAGTAGAACAGCTTGATAAAATGGAACAATACTGGATATTAGAGTATACCAAAAAAGGATATCAATGCAGATATAACAAAACCTCTGGGAGCCAAGGGGAAGGGAAAGAAAAAATCAATGAATTTCGGCCGGCAAAAGGATATAGAGATGGAATCCAACAGGGGAAAATAACCCTTGCAAGAGAACTAAAACACATCATTGATACTCACTTAAATGTATCAATCAGACCAGAAAAAGCAAATAATAAAGTATCTATTAAGGCGTTGGAAAAATTCAACGACTTACTCAATGAAGAAAATTATCACTGATTCTAACACACCAGTAGTTCTACTGGCTAAATTCCAAAGATAAAAAATAAAAAAATGAAAGGAGCTTGCCTTCAGCTGACGTAAGGGTGCACCGGGCTTCTTTTGAAAATGAAATTAAAGTGTGAAATATATCGTGATTCTATGCAGAACTATAAAAAATACGCAATTCCAAGAGCGCAACTCGTAATTGCTGACGTACCATATTGCATAGGCAGCAATTTCTATGGTAGTAGATGTGATTGGTATATTAATGGAGACAACAAGAACGGTGAAAGCAAATTAGCCGGGAAAGCAGCATTTAACTCTGACTTCAATTTCAACCTGTATGAATACTTCCATTTCTGCTCGAAAATGTTGAAGAAGGAGCCTAAAAAGGCAGGAGCAAGAGGAAGAAGTTCAGATGCACCATGCATGATAGTGTTCTGTTCATTTGAACAAATTCAAACTCTGATCAATGCAGCTGCGAAACATGGCTTTGTTCACTATATACCACTTGTGTTTATCAAAAACTACAGCCCACAGGTGCTTAAAGCAAATATGCGTGTAGTAGGTGCTACGGAATATGCACTTGTATTCTACAGAGATAAACTTCCAAAATTTAGAAATGGATCACAGACGGATGAAAACGGCAACCGTCTTACAATGTGGAATCTTATTCCAAGAAAACTAATGCCACCTACCAGAATTGTTCGGTATTGCTGTTCAGAACTGAAAGAAGGTGGGAATCCTAACAGAATGATTGCAACAGGCGTTAGATGGTCTGAAAGTAGCAAGAGAAGTAATAGAAGCCCATTTGAAGTATTAGGACAGACAGCAAGCAAAAGTATCGGCGTTTCTGATGAGAAAATGCTTATAACCGATAATGATTGTACTAGAAGATTATTTGAAAATTGCCAGATGAAAGCAAAGACAGTAGTTAATCCAATTATTGACTGGATAGATCAAAATATCTGGCAGTTCATTGGTGAAAAAGATATTCAGGTATGTGAGCTGTACCAATGCGGATATAATAGGTTAGGTTGCTTAGGCTGTCCGCTTGCATCGAAGAAGCAGAGGGAAAAGGAAATGTATGATTTCCCAAAATACAAGCAAGCCTATATACGTGCTTTTGACAGAATGATTGAGGAACGCAAGCGGCGCGGAAAAGATGTGAAGTGGAGCTGTGGTGAAGAAGTTTATCTATGGTGGATGCAAGATAACAACGTAGTTGGTCAGATGGAATTATCTGATTTTATTGAGTATTAAAATCATGTACCAACTGCACAATAGCATGTCAGTTACTTACATGGGGAAAGTGAGGATGATAAGAGGATGGTAATAGGAAAATTAAACCCGATAAATAAAGATGATTTAAAAGTCGGAGATGTGGTTGGAATTGCAAGAGAAGTACGGTGCGGATGGGGAGCAAGTTTTAGACACGTCATGGTGTATCCGGCAAAAATTATTCGCATAACTCCTAAACGAACCAAAATCGTAACCGACAAGTTCGGAGAGCACGATAAATATGAGACATTTTACAAATACGATTCCGAAGCTATAAAAGAAAGCAAAATGGCAAAGAAATTTAATGAAATTAGAGATGGTGTATATGCCATTGAAGATTTTAAGTCGAGACGTGGGCTGAGAGTAATTAAAGATGAAGATTTAGATACACTGTCAGAGCACATTAATACAGTTACTGAGATTTTAAAAAGGTATGGAAAGTGAGGACGAAATGACAGAGCAGGAAAAGAAAGAACTTCTGGACGAACTGGAAAAGCGCATGGACGAGAAATACAAAGGTTGTCTTACCAGAGAAGATGTTGCAACCACATTAAAAGCGCCGAGAGAAAAGTGGTTTAAAGATGAGAATGGGAGCGGAGCAAATTCTCTGATGGCGGATGCTTTTGATTCATCTATTATCTCATGGCAGGTTTGGGAAACAATCAGAAAATTAACTTGCGTTATATGTGGTAAGCAGTACGTCAGACAACTTGCAAATGTAGAGAATGCAGATGAGATTGCAGAGAAACTTTGCCAGTTCGTTTATGACTTGAAGATAGATTTTAAGAAGCAGGAGGACACAAAATGTTAATCAGAAGTCAGGATAAAACAGCACTGGTAAAGTTTGAAAACATTGTAGTCAATCTAAAACTCCCAGATTCATTGAATGTTATATGTTGGAGTTTGCAGGATGCACAGAGAAGTGGAGGATATTTTATTTTAGGAAAATATTCCACCAAAGCAAAAGCCATGAAAGTACTGGATATGATTCAGGAAGCCTATGGAGATTCGGAATACACAAAATATGTAATTCCAGAAGTATGTAGGATATTAAGTATGAAGCCAAAAACGGAAGAAAACAAAGCACATGCAGTAGAACTTGGAGAAATGCTCAAAAAAGGAATGACGTTCCAGATGCCAGAGGATAGCGAGGTGGAAGCATGAAGTACAGAAAGAAACCAGTTGTAATTGATGCACTTCAGTGGACTGGTACAAATCATCGAGAAATGTTCGATTTCCTGACGGACTATCAGTGTACAGACCAGTACATATCGGCAGAAGGCAAGAATTTCTATATTGACCATTGGAAGGTTCCGGGTGGTCTGGTTATTAAAACACTCGAGGGCGAACATCTGGCGAATATTGGTGATTATATCATCCGCGGTGTCCACTGTGAATTTTATCCATGTAAACCAGATATATTCAGAGAAACTTATGAGGAGGTGGAAGAATGAGCCATATCAAAGACAGACTAAATCAGTACAAGGATAAATATTCAGACTGCTACAAATACGCTGGGGTGTATGTCAAAGTTATTCAGGATATGATCGAACAGCTTCAAGACGATCTGGAACAGGAAGAGAAAGAAAATGGTTGGATTCCGGTCAGTCAGAGATTGCCAGAGAAAGACGGAAGGTATCTGGTGACGTTTAAGAACGGAATAAAAGTTTGTATGGTAGGATATGGCTCTTGCATGAGAACTGCACTAGGATATCCAATTGGACATGGCTGGTATAGCTTGGAAGAAGCGCAATATTATGCGGAGGATAGTATTATTGCATGGATGCCACTTCCGGAACCGTATAAGGAGGATTGACAATGACAAATGAGACGAAAAGGAAAAGAATTTCCAAATCTGTGAGAGAACAAGTGTACAAGAAATGTCATGGACATTGTGCATATTGTGGATGCTTGCTTGACTATAAAGATATGCAAGTAGACCATGTAATTCCACTAAGAGTAGGTGGGAACGATGACATTTCGAATATGCTTCCAGCATGTAGAAGCTGCAATCATTACAAAGCCGCTCTTGATTTAGAACAGTTCAGAGAATATGTACATCAGATTCCCAAAAGATTAAAGAGAGATAGCATTCCATTTCAAGTCGGATTCAGATTTGGAGTAGTAAGTTGCCAGACAGAGCCAGTTAAGTTTTATTTCGAGGAGCAGGAGGACAAGTAATGAGACTGATTGATGCTGATTTATTGAAAAGAAATATAACAAAATGGTTGAAACCATCTAAACCGGATGAAACAGAAATGATAGAGGTTGCAGATGCTCTTGTTAGTACGATGATGGAAATTGACGAGCAGCCGACAGCTTTTGATGTGGACAAGGTTATTAGTGAATTGAAAAGGGATAAATTCGTTGAATCAGAATGTATCTTATCTGACGTACATCAAGGATATAATGCTGGACTGAGCAGGGCGATAGAAATCGTGAAAGGCGGTGGAGTTGAATGAGTAAAGGCAAGGACATTTCAACCATGTTTACGAAAGAGGAAAATAAAAAAAATGGAAGACTTGGGTATGGACTGGCTACAAGAGAAAAAGATACTATCATTAGTCCTTCACAATATGGAGCGTTTTTGCAGAAAAGAGGTAGGAGAAGATGAGTAAATCAGTATTAGTGATAGATACGCCAGAATCTTGTGAGGGTTGCTGTATGTTTTGCTATACCTATCACAGATTTCAGTGTTTAATAACTGGTAAAACAATTGAAAATTCAACTGATAGACCTGAGCGGTGTCCAATGCGACCGTTACCAGATAAAATCAAAACACCAAAACTTACAAGCGGTTATGACCTTGGATATAAAGATGGATATGATAAGTGCTTGGCTGAGATTACAGGAGAGGTGAAATAGATGATTGATCTAGCGAATAAATGTGTATTAATCAGAACACATGAAGAGTATGAAAATATTCTGAAAGCAGCAAAAAAACAAGGATATAGATGGTACGGCGGAAAAGAAACGTATCCATATCCCTTTGAAGAGCAGCAGATCCCGGATATATTAAAGTTCTATGGCAATAAAGAACTAACAAGAAATGCCAGCCTTACACTGGGATATGACCTTACACTGGGATATGAATTAGTAGAAGCATCAGACTTAACTGAAAATGAGAAGAAGATCAAAGATGCTATAAACCTTGTCAGAACGTTCGCTAAATACCCAGGCAGAACAGTATTGACGGATACATTCATTGAATCGTTGAAGTTACTTGCAGATACTGTAGAAAGTCAGTTGAAAGAGGTGAAGTAGATGGAGAGATTTCTAATTGATGATGGTATTAAACAGTCAAAGATAGTTGCAAATCGTTATAAATGGAGTATCGAGAATGCAGATATGGGTTCAGAAGATGCAAATGAGTTACATGCAGATATATGCAATCAATACGTAAAGGAGTATGAACAGATCGCAGAGTGGCTTGAAGAATTAAAATCTTACAAAGACGCAGAAGAACAGGGCTTGCTTGTGAGATTGCCGTGTAAGGTTGGAGATACAGTATATGTTCCAACAAGAAATTTTGTTTCAGAATTGAGAATCACGATGGTTTCAGTTAATATGCACGAAGCCTATTTTAGTTGGATGTTAAACAGCGGAATTTATCCTAATCTTGATGGATTTTCGAAAAGTAAGCTTGGGAAATCAGTATTCCTTACCCGGGAAGAAGCTGAAAAGAAATTGGAGGAGATGAAGAATGAAATTTAAAGAATTTGTAAACTGGTGCAATGAAAGAGCATGTGACGGATGCTGGGGAACACTGACAGCTATGGCGTGTATTGATTTAATCGGCAAGGTTAAAAAAGTTCCATTTTGGAAAAGAGAAAAATTCTGGAAAGAAAATTATGAGCAACAGGTATTGGAAGAGATTATTAATCCGATAGAGAAGAAGTTGGAGGAGATGAAGAATGGACGTTAAAGAAGCCAAAGAAATATTATCCGATATGAGAGACCAGCATTTGCAGTTCATTGACGGAGCCGAAAATACTGGGACATGGGGCGAAAAATTTTTAAAAGAAGCATGGGCGTGTGATTCTGGCGCAAAGGCTCTTACCGGATTAATCACAGGGATAAAGATTGATAAAGGCGTTATCGCAGATAGTATTCAGCAATACGGCAAAAATAATCAAAGCACAGTCTGTATGGAAGAATGCGCAGAACTTATCCAGGCAATCAGCAAGGCAAAACGTGGAAAAATCAACCGTGATAACATGATAGAAGAAATTGCAGATGTGTTGATCTGTATCGAAATGTTAAAACAAATGTACATGATTTCCGATAAGAAAATTAATAAGTGGATTGAAAAGAAACAGGCGAGAGAAGCAGAAAGGATGGAGAAGAATGAATAAATGTTGCGCTAGTCAAGATGGGATATGTCGGAATGCCATTCTTTTTGGAACAATATGCGATGGTTACAAAGAAAGATGCAGATTAAGACAAACTTATAACACTATCGAACAAACAGTGAAGAATTGCCAGAACAATTTAAGAAAAATATTTGGAGCGGAGGATTAATCATGAATAAGAAAGAAATCGCAGAGATCAAGAAACAGTTTACACCAGCAAATTGTTCCATTACACGTATTGGTGGCTGTTATGTGGATGCAGAAAAGAATAAGAGAACCAAAATTAAAGAAGCGTTTCTGTCTCTTCCAGAGGAAGAAATGTTTAAGTATTTTGACATTTTTAAGAAAACCATGTCTGGCAGGCTTGGTAAAAACCTTATGAACCTTGATTTTCCATTAGTACAGGAAAAAGAAGGCGGAACACAGGAATTTCTTATGCGGATCAGAGCAAGTAAACTTAAAGATGATGAGCTTTTGGACGAGTTCTACGACAAAGTGATTGAAAATTACGATTATAACGAAAATTACTACATAGTTCTCATTCATGCAGTATATGACATTCCCGGAAAAGCTTCTGATGGAACCGAAATGCACGATGCATCAGAAGAAATTTATGAACACATTCTGTGCAGCATTTGCCCGGTGAATCTTTCAAAGGCTGGGCTTAGCTATGATGTGGCTGAAAATAACATCAAAGACAGAATTCGTGATTGGGTAGTCTCAAGACCAGAAACAGGATTCTTATTCCCTGTATTCAATGATAGAAGCACTGATATTCATGGAACCTTGTATTTCAACAAAAACATAAAGAATATTCATCAAGACTTCATCGAAAATGTTCTTGGCACACCAATTCCACGTATACCCGGCAATGAGATCAATGTCTTTTCAGATTTTATCATGGACAATTTCGAAGGAAATACAACATTCAATTTCACGGAAAGTCTGATTGAATCATTACAGGAAGTAAGAGAACAGAAGAAAGATAGCCCGGAGATGATAACCGTGTCATGTGACGAAATGGAACAGATTTTTGGATATTGCGGAGTTCCAGACGAGAAGTTATCGGATTTCAAGGAAAACTGGGAAATGTATTTCAGCAATGAGCCTGTTGCTCTTGAAAACATCCACAATTCAAAAACTGCAAAAATTGTAACACAAGATGCAACAATCTGTATCCCGCCGGATAAAATTGCCCTGATTGAATTGAAAGAAATAAACGGCGTTCCATCTCTTGTAATTCCGGTAAATGGAGAACTGAAAATCAATGGAATTGAAGTAGAATTAAAATAAACATTTTTGAAAAAGCCAGGAATTGGAGAAAGGAATTTCAAAATTGGCAAATAAAAGAATGTTCACAATGAAAATTGTTGATAGTGATCAATTTTTAAATATGTCAATTGAGGCACAATGTGCATATTTCCAACTATGTATGCGCTCAGATGATGATGGATATTTAAGAAGCTGGAAACGCACAATTAGAATAATAGATGCAAAAGAAGAATTCGTATCTGAATTAATAAGCAACGGATATTTGGAGAAAAAATCTGAAAATGTATATAAATTACCATTGTTCAAAGAAACAACAGGATATCGAGAAAGAGATAAACAAAGGCACACTAAAGAATATAAAAAATGGAGAAAAGAGGTGCTTAAAAGAGACAATTATATTTGTCAAATGTGTGGAAAACCAAACTCCAATATTGCACATCATAAAGTAAGGTTTAGAGACTGCTATGACGATAAAAATATTGTTTATGATATAGGAAACGGAGTTTGTTTATGTAAAAGATGCCATAAAATAGCACATGGAGGGGGCAATTACATTAATGGCTAAAGTAAGCTGGATTAAAATAGAGATTGAAATGTTTAGTAACCGAAAAATTAAGCAAATAAGGAAAATGCCTGAGGGAAACAATATTGTTCTTATTTGGGTAATGCTTTTGACAATGGCCGGCAGATGCAATTCAAACGGAATTATTTTCCTCACTGAAAATATTCCATACACAACAAAAATGCTTGCAGATGAATTGGATTTTGAGGAAAGCATTATTCAATTAGCATTAACAGTTCTGGAAAAGTTCGGGATGATTACCAGAGATTCTGAATTACTTTCTATTCCCGGCTGGGAAGAGCATCAAAGTGCAGACGAATTGGAGAAAATACGAGATCAAAACAGAAAAAGGGTTGCAGAATATCGTGAACGTCAAAAAAATAAGGCCGCATTGCTTTGCAAGAAAGATTATGTAACGTTACAGAAACGTTACAGTAACATTACTGTAACGGAACAGAATAAGAATAAAGATAAAGATTTAGAATTAGATTTAGATACAGAATTAGATAAAGATAAAGAAAAAGATATAAATGATTTAATAGTATCTAAAGATACTATTCGTCAGACTGACGTCCAACGAATCATTGATGAATGGAATACTCTGGAAGAATTTGGTATCACTCCTGTAAAAAGAATGACACCAAAACGAGAACAGGCAGTAAAAGCTAGAATCCGTCAGAACCATATGGACGATATCTTAGAAGCCATTGAAAACATTCGCCATAGCAGCTTCTTACAAGGGCAGAACAAAGAAGGCTGGATGATAACTTTCGATTGGTTCTTAAAGCCCGGTAACTTTGCAAAGGTATTTGAAGGGAACTATCTTGATAAATCCGGCAACAAGCCTCAAAGCTACATGGAGAAAATCCAAAACAGGGTAAGCGAGGTGGATAATTGGGTATGACAAGAGAAGAATGGGCGGTACTCGTAAAAGCAATGAAAGCTGTGTACACTTCCCCAGCATTTCTGCCAGATCAGAATGCTTTTGATACATGGTATGGACTTTTGAAAGACATAGATTACAAGCTTTTAAGTTTTGGCTTGAAGAAATATATGCAGACTGAATGGAAAGAGCCTTCAATAGCAGCATTAAGGCAATGCGCACAAAGCCTTGCGCCACAGTCTGACGAACTGAACGAAACAGAAGCTTGGAATCTGGTATCAAGGGCAATTTGGAACTCTATATACCATGCGGAAGAAGAATTTTCTAAACTTCCAGAAATAGTTCAGAAAGCTGTATCAAGTCCGGGGCAGTTAGAAGAATGGGCGAAATCAGGGAATGTAGATGGAAAATGGCTGAGCGTAGTCCAGTCAAATTTTCAGCGTACATATCGGGCAGAAGTGCAAAGAGAACAAGAACGAAGAAAACTAAGTCCAGACCTTTTAAAAATTATAGATAATGCCAGATTGGGAGGTGCGGAAAATTGCCAGATAGAAAACCATGGAGAGAATTAAAAAGCACTGAAATTATAGGCTTAAAGCGGAGACAATGCTCAAAATGCGACTATTACAGCAAGAGCGAAAATGCATGGAGCACAAATGCAACCTGTGATTATATCTTGATCGAAGAACATAGCAGAGGATGTGATCCGAGGGATTGTGTTAAAAATGGTATCTTCAAGAAGAAAGCGAGAGGAAAGTCAAGAGTAAAGCGATTGATTCTATGAGGAAGATAAGCGAAATGTATAAGCGATCTGGCGGTACAGCTTATCAGCATACCTGTTCGGAATGCAGATTCTTCCGTGGTGGTAAGCATCCGCAGTGCTTGCAATACGAACTGGAAGTTGCTTGGAACCCAGATTATATAGCTTGCAAATTTTACAATCTGGAAGAATCTCAAATTGACGGACAGGTCAATATCTTTGATTTATTGTAAAACGTGATAATTATTTTAAATAAAACGGCTAAAATTAATTTTTATGATATTCGTGAATATTGTTATTACTAAATTAAAATAAGCGATTAAAATTAAAAATAGGCTGTCAATAGAAAGGAGGAACAGGAACCGCTGGCCAGCAAAGGATATCCCGGTTCCTCCTATTTTTATGAATAATGAAGACTTGAAATATGCTATTGAGAATGGTATCATAAATCCTGCACATGTACTTGAAGAAATACAAATGAAGAAAAATGAAGAAATATTAAAAAAATATAAAATATGGCAGGGAAAAAACAATAATTGGTATACTTATATTTATACAGAAAAAAATTCTAGAAAGCTAGTGAAAAGAAGTAGCCGAAAGGGAATTGAAGATTATATTATTGCTTTCGAGAAAGAAAAAACAGAAAAACCTAAAACATTTATGGATGTTTACGAGCATTGGATAGAAATTCAAAAAGAATTTGTGACGGATAACACTTTGTATAAGTATTCTACAGATAGAACACGTTATTTTGAAAAAAAAGAATTTACGGAAAAAGAAATTGAGAAAATGACAGAAGAAGACATAAAGGTATTCATTGTCAGAACTGTAAAAGATCAAAAACTTTGCAAAAAAGCGTGTAAAACTTTGTTTGGATATATCAAAAACACAATAGATAGTGCAAGGTCACAACATTTATTGAATTATGATCCTATGGAATTTCTTTCACCTAAAATATTTTATAAATACTGCACGGAGATAGAAAAGCCTTCAAGTCATAATACAATATCAGACCATGAACTTAAACTAATTATTAATCGCTGCAAAAAGGATTTTGATGAACAGCCAGAATACATTCCCTCATACGCAGTATATTTTGCAAGTCTCACAGGGATGAGAGTTGGAGAAATTTCGGCTTTAAAATGGGAAGATATAAATGAAAATTATATATCTATTAATAAATCAGAAAAATACAATAGAAATACAAAAGAATACTATATAGGAAAAACAAAAAATCAAATGAACAGATGGTTTCCTATGACTGGCGAAATTCGAAAACTTTTAATGAAATTAAAATCAGCAGAAATCAGCAATGGGTATATTAGTGAATGGTTGTTTTCAAACGAAAACGGAAGGGTTCATGCTCCTGTAATATCGTCATGCTTAAAAAACAAATGCAGGCAGGAAGGAATAGAAGAAAGAGGAATTCATGCATTTAGAAGAACAATAAATTCTAAACTAAGATGCAATGGAGTATCTGCCACTGTTGCTGCATCGCTGCTCGGGCATACCGAAGAAGTTAATGAAAAATATTATACATTTGATGTTAGCTCTTTGGAAGAAAAAAATAAAATTGTGTCAAAAGTGCAAAGGATTGGATAAATAAGAACATATGTTCTGATTACCTTTTTGGTTACCTTTGATTACCTCAAGTCTGGAAAGCCTTTAAAATCAAGGGTTTGCGGATTAAAACGCGAGCCGTGAGGTCGCAGGTTCAAATCCTGTTGCCCCGATTTATACAGTAAAATCAAGGGTTTGCGGACTTGGCATGAACGAGTGTTCTGATTACCTTTGATTACCTTTTACAAAAAGTACATATGAAAGGGAAAAGTACATGTGCAAAACAATAAAATCGCAGAGTTGCGATTATTTTTTTTGCCTTTTTTCGGAAATTGTGTTATGTTCAAGGAAATGGAGGGAGAAATATGCAGATACACACAGCTTATGACGTAATGAAAGAGTTTTTAATCACGGATGCAGAGCTTGTTGGACAGTACGGAATACCTAAAATTCCAAAGACTTTTATTCATCCGGGGAAAGATACTGTAGATTTTGCAGAGAGCTTCAGCAGGAAGATCAAGAATCACAAGGAACTTGATGTAAATTTCTATGTGGACGATGTACAGTTTCAAAGATTGTGGAATCAGCCTGACAAGTACATGGAGCATTTAAAATGTTTTCATGCAGTCATTATGCCAGATTTTAGCATATCGGTCGGCAAGAACGGAATGCCGTTGGCTATGTGCTTGTGGAATAAATACCGCAATCATGCACTGGCTCACTACATGATCTTGAATGATATTCCGGTAATTCCGAACGTAAGCATATTACCGGAATACTGTTGGGACTGGTGCTTTGATGGGCTACCGGATGGAAGCACAGTTGCCTGTTGCACCAATGGAAGAGTAAAGAGCAAGGCAGCACGGTTGGAATTTTGCGTTGGTTTCAAGGAAATGGAACGCAGATTGAAGCCGCTGCGAGTTATCATTGTTGGAAGAATCCCGGAAGAATTAGAAACAGACACGGAAATTATAAACTTTGAAACCAGGAATCAGAAGATTAATAAGGAGGGCGTGAATGGGAACAACGACTGATAATTACCAGAGAAAGAAGAAACTTTCCAAGTCCCAAATGAAGCGGACTGAACGATTAGAGAAATCATCCCACAGAAGATATGGAACACGGAAGAAAGAAGGATTAAATAAATTGTGAATTTTGAATCATTTAAAACTTTACGCTATAGAAATATTTGTGCAAAATTAAAAATTAAGTGGTAATTAGAAAATGCGAGAATTTTTCTGGTTGCCACTTTTTTTCTGGATTTACTTGATTTTAGGCTTCTAAAATTATGTTGAAATTTAGGGATCATCCACAAGTTAGTTGCAACTATTGAAGTCTTGAACAGCTGCGACTTTTCCGCCGGCACAAATCAACCAGGGACAGCACCAGGAACCGATACAGCGCCGAGCTGATGAAGCCGGGAAACCACCCGGAACAATTGAACACCAACGAAGCAGACCGCCAGCCGTAGTTGTGGCAAATAAAAAGCAACCGACCACGAATAATAAGCCATAACAAAGAATACCGAATAATACAATAATAGTCTTGCTAAATGCGTCTTTAATGGCTTTTAATGTATTTAGCCTATACTTTATCGACTGCGGTTATAAAACGCCTTAAAATGGCAAATATGGTGCTATACAAGCGTATTGCAATATAGTTGTTGTAGCCATAATTGTTATATAGCCCGGACAGCTTCGGCAGATCAACGCAAAGCCGGCACAAATAAACGGACACAATGCGCCAATTGAAAAGGTACGCAAATAAAGCATAGCCGAACATAGCTATACAAGTCTATTATACACCCATAGCCGCAGACAGTCAATAAACCATGCAACACACTATAAAGCGTTTTAAAGGCTCATAAACGGCTTATAATGCAAACGTGGCATAAATCACCATTAACAGCATAAAAAACGATTTACGGATAAAATAGCGCGTTAATTGATTGACTTATTATATTAACTTTGCAAGGTGTATCTGGCAGAATGCCAAAAAACCGCTTGCACGCCGTGAACGTGCCGCCGGTCTGGAAACCAAGAAGCGGTAAAAAATCAATCAGTTATACCTAAATATTCCATAGTTTTTTTATCAATCTCTTTCCCAGTAATAGTCGGGGAATAAATACTTTCTAAAAATTCTATGTAATTGTCTAGCTCATCAACAGAAAGTGTTATTAATTTATTAAATATTTTATCACTCATGTTTTTATCTTTCTTCCCTTCACCCTGGGAGCCAGGATATAAAAAGACGCGCCCTATTATTTAAAAGTCATTTTTGTAACAGCTGGAAGACTGCGGAAAAATTCCCTGCGGTCGTAATCATCTTTAATATTAAATTGTCTGTCGCTTGTGGGGATGATCTCGCCGCCGATAAGCTCCATACAGGAGAGTTGTAAACAGTCTTCTTTTTTCGTTGATCTGTGCAGTGCGTACCGCATTACAGACTTTTTACCGTCACGGCGCTTTATCGGGGACATATCCCAATAAGCCAATTTAATAGCTCCATCGGAAACAGCCTTGAAGATTTCCATTGCTTCCTTTTCAGCTTTTCTGTTGATTGTATCAACTGTGGAGAAATCGCCGCTTTTTATGGCGGCGATTGTCTGCGCTTGCGTGGCTTTCTTGATTGTTACCATTTTAAAGCCCTCCATAAGTTTTATTTTTCTTGTAACACTTGTTCCAGAAGTCAACAACGTTTTCCGCTTCTTTTTTCGTGCTGCAAATATTTGCGGAAGTAATGCCGGGGACTTGCAAGGAAAATAATAAATTGTCAGAGCTTGAGACCCGAAGAACAGACGCAAAGTTTTTATTGTTTGTGCGTGTTGAAATTGCTATGTAATGATATTTCATGTTTAAGCCTCCATTTCTTTATGTGCTTCGTCAAAATCTTCTTCGAGATCGTCCAGTACTTCAGAAATTGCGAGCCCTAATAAGTAACAACGGATTGTTACGTCTGCCCATTCTGCGCCCTTTTCAATAACATTTATGTTATTCTGTCCGAACTCGTCAAGAGCTTCTTCGAGCAGATCCCAGTTGTGCGCTATGCTTTCTTCTGCCTTGTAAGCATTGCAATAGTAAGAGCCGCTTGCATTGCCTGTTACGCTGTCTTCTATCCAAAGCTCATCATTTAATTTTTCTTTCAGTTCTTCCAGGCTGTCAAAGTCTGTGAAATTAATTTCATTATCAATATAATTTTTAACGTCTTCTTTTACTGCTTCCAGATAATTGTATTTTGTCATTGTTTTTTACCTTTACCCCTGTTATAATGGGGTTGCCTTTCTTTTTTAGTTTGGTGCCCGGTTTGGTTTGGAAGATCGCCGGGCTTTTTTATTTTCTGGGAACTAGAGTTTTTCAATTAATCAGTCCGTTTCCTTATGTCCTCATTGTGTTGAGTGGTTCGGGCGGTTCCGGTTGTTTGTCTCTCGTGTTCCTTTGTTGATATTATAATAGCATAGTTATAACTATATGTCAATACAAAATATAATTAATTTGCAAATAAGTTATAACTATACAAAAGCGCACTAAGAATTTAATTTAAAAAAATCCGGCATTTACAGTATAAAAATGAACTTGTAAATTAGTTATAAATATGATATAGTTGTAATCAAAAGGAGGGAAAACAAAATGGAAGACGGAAAGAAAGCAGCGTATAAATATATTAACAATTATCAAAAGGAAAAATATGATCGTATAACAATATTGAGAAAAAGTGGAGAAAAAGAGCGGCTCACAAATATAGCAAAAGAAAAGGGATATAGAACAGTAACAGAATTTATAAATGCTTGTATTGATGAAAAATTAAATAGAATGAAATTATAAGAAAAAGCCCTAGGAAATTATCCCGGGGCTTTTAAATTGCTTATTTGTGGCGGCGTAACGACGTTTGAGGGGTTAACAGCCCCACCGCCGAAGCTGTTAATATTTAAATAACACAGCTTTTCGTAAATTGTCAAGCAAAATATTTTTTATTTTTTTGTCTTGACTTTTTGGAAAACTTACAGTAATGTTGTCATTAACGACAGCCGCGGGAACTCATGGAGGGGTAGTTGAGCGAAAATCGTTTGTACCTGAACAGAATAAAACAGCAGTTAACAAACCAGATCAGCCAGGCATTAAAGCACGGTAAGGTCTGGCTTTTATTATGTTTAAATATATTATATATAATATATCTTTTACCCCTCCATAGATTCCTAAGACTAGAGTTTATTAAAAGATATGCTATACAGTACCGTATAATAATATATAAGATATAACTATAAATAAAGATTGTAATATAATACCACAAATATTATTTATTAATTACTGACAAAATAAAGGGTTTTATTTTATGCAAAATTAAATTTGACAAGATATTAAAAACTGTGTTAAGGTATCAGCAACAAAGAAAACAGAATATTTTATTTTAAGTTTTAGAGAATGTACCCGAACACCCGGAAGTTTTCCGGGAATAAGCTTTACCCGGTGACATTCTCTTTTTTTATTTGAAAATTAACGTGTTAAAGTGAGGTGATAACATGAAAGATAATACAGTAAATGTACAAGACATAGAAGTCTATTTAGATAATATTAATATATACGCTGATGAATATATAAATACTGTATTATGTATATCACCAGATAACGAAAACTATAAGAAAGAAGTATCAGATAGCTTTGTAGATATGATTTTTTATATTGCAGATCATATACAAAAGCCAAGTAATGACAATATAGAGCTATTAGATAAAATGTTTAATACTTATGTGAGATTATGTAGTAAATATCATGTATTACCAACCCTAGAAGTATTTAGCTTTTTAGTTGGGATTAATCGTACAACGTTTACTGACTGGATGAATGGAGTATATAGAATAAACTCATCACATGGTGACACGGCTAAAAAATGGTTTGATATTTGCAAAAACTGTGCAATTAATAGACTACATAACCAAACCGGAACAAATGCGAATTTAATATTTGTTGCAAAAGCCGCCTATGGCATGGCAGAAACTGCACCAGTACAAGCCGCGCAGCAATACGGAGTACCCCAGCAGACAGCCCAGCAGATCGCGGAGAAGCACAAAGCAGCACTGGAGCTTCCAGAAATGGAAAAGCCGGAGCTATAACAGTAAAAATACTATATGTTGTGATTATGAGAAAAACGGGTTCTATATCTAGTAATACGCAACGTGCAAATAGGGTACACCCTAAAAAGACATTTTATAAAACACTGTTTTTTGTGCAATATTACAATAGATTTTGCATAGCATTCCCTTGATCACTGCCGAAGGCTTACGATAAACAGCGACCAGGCAAGGGCAGCGGTTCCCATGGGGCGGCGGGCTGACTTGCCAGCGTCCGTACTGGATGACCGGGGAGGGGGTATATATAAAACCCCAGTCAGCGGTAGTTACCACCGAAACCGCCCGAAAAAACAAAAAAGCTCTCCTTAACATGGCAGGGATAGTGATTCGAACACGACAAGCAGTAAGCCTTAACTGTTTCTCTGCCATACTAAAAACAAGGCAATACTCAGAAAGGCAGGTATAACGGATGAACGATATGATGATTTTTAGCAATCCAGAATTTGGAAGCGTAAGAACAGTAACGATAAATGGTGTTCCGTGGTTTGTTGGAATTGATGTTGCAACAGCCCTCGGGTACCAAAATGGTAGTCGAGATATACAAAGGCATGTAGAGTTGGAAGATAAGGCAGAAGTACCATTTTATGACGGGACACAGACAAGGAATATCATAGCTATTAATGAATCCGGTCTTTTCTCGTTAATTTTTAGTAGTAAGCTTGAAAAAGCCAAAGAATTTAAACATTGGGTCACATCAGAAGTACTTCCGTCCATTCGTAAGACTGGGAAGTATGAAGTCGGTCAGAAACAAGATTCTTACCAGATAGCTGATCCGATAGAACGAGCTAAAAGATGGATTGAAGAACAACAGGAAAAGCAGTTACTTGAACAGAAAGTACAGGAACAGAAGCCTAAAGCTGATTATTTCGACAGTCTGATAGATAATAGACTTCTTACAACTTTTCGAGATGCAGCAAAGGAATTTCACATTCCACCTAAAGCGTTTACTAAGTGGCTTACGGAAAACGGTTATATTTACCGTGATAGGCACAATATTATTAAACCCTATGAACCGTATAGGAAAGCTGGGCTTTTCCAGATGAAAGATTTCTCAACACCGTTTGGATATTCGAATGTTCAGACATATATCACTGTGAAAGGTAAAGAAACATTTAGACTTTTACTGCAAGGACAAGGATTGATTAGAAAGTAAAAAAAGAGAACCATTAAGGCTCTCTTTTCAGATCATTGCTATTAAATTTTACTATGATATCTGGAAATGCTTCAACAGAAATTTGACAACCAAGAAAGTCAAGGATGGCTATAAGATCATATGCAGAAAGCGTTTCTCTGGAAAACTTGTTAGCTAGTGCTTGTGGTGAAGTTCCTAGATGTTCAGCAACTTGAATATTTGTAATTTTTTTCATTTTCATTATTTGTTTAATTTTTTGAGATACCATATAAACACCTCCTACTTACATAATAAACGCAAATGTTATAAAAATCAATTAAAATTCACTTAAACGTGTAATTTGCTATTGAAAACACACACATTATAGTGTATAATTGTTTTATAAAGAAACAGGAGCGTGTATATATGAAAGTAGGATATGTAAGAGTTTCAACAGCAGATCAGAACGAAGCGAGACAAATTGAAGCAATGAAAACAGATGGTGTTGAAAAAATTTATATGGATAAAAAATCTGGGAAAGACTTTAATCGTCCAGAGTATCAGAAAATGATTGCTTCTCTTCATAAAGGTGACATTCTGATAATCCATTCGATTGATAGACTTGGAAGAAACTACGAAGAGATTATTGCTGAATGGCGAAAAATTACAAAAGAGATTGAAGCGGATATCATTGTACAGGATATGCCGTTGCTTAATACTACGCAAAACAAAGATTTGACAGGAACACTGATTGCAGACATAGTTTTGCAGCTTCTCTCATATGTAGCACAAAGAGAAAGAGAAAATATTCGGCAGCGTCAAAAAGAAGGTATTGCAATTGCAAAATCCCAGGGCAAATATAAAGGTCGTTCCAAAAAAGAGATAAACAAAGACCTTTTTGAAGAAACCAAACGAAGTTGGCAAATGGGAGAAATAACAAAAGCACAATTTGCTGAGACTATAGGAGTTTCAAGAAGCACGCTATATAAACTTTTAGAGGGGGATAAAGATGATTGATTTTACAAACAAGTGTATTGTTACAGAAAATAACGTTGAATCAGAACAGCTGCTTAAAAAAGCAATAGCTCAAGGGTTCAACTTGCCAAAAGGCCAAAAAGCAATGGAATCGAATAGATATTTTCATTTTATTGGAAGTCCATATAAACATGTTGTGGCTTCTTGCGGAGTAAGTTTGAACGACCCCAACAAGGCGGTTAGATATTCGGAGTTGTTTGGTGATGAGCAAGAAGAGCTAAGAAAAATTGTTGATTCAGCTGCAAGATGGTGCCGGGCATATGGATATGAACATTTGAATGTATATGCAAACGAAGAGCTTGAAAGTTATACCGGAAAGGCAATCGCAAAGACAACAGACAATATCATACAGCGTGTTGATGTTGAAATAAAGAAACCACGCAAACTGACTGTTTCGGAGCTGGAAGCATACTTAGGATATCCAATTGAAATTGTAAGTTGAGGTAAATGCTTATGAAACCAAACCCACAATCCGAATCCATCCGCATCCGATTTTCCGAAAAACAGAAAAAAAGGCTCCTGGAAGAGAAGAACCGAACAGGCAGGAGCGTATCGGATATTGTGAGACAGGCAGTTGATGAATATTTCGGGAGGAAAAGACGTGCTTAAATTTTTCTCAAAAAATAAAAAAGGTGTTTCTGAAATCAGACATGATTATGAAAATGTCGGACAGGAATCCCCGGCAATTCGGAAACTGGTGAAGCCAATTCACGCAAATGCAATATTAGCTGATGGCAGATTGTATGATACTCAAACCGCCACATATGTTTGTGAATATGGGAATCTTTCTTTGTTTGTTACAAAGAATGGCAGATGGTTTGGCGCAAAATCAAAATATGAATTAGCTGGCTATAGTGCTGATAAAAACGGAGACAGAACCGCCGAGTACAGATTGACGTATTATGGTCTGGAATGTATTGATAAAATTTTTGTGATGCAACATCTGTGGTATTGCAGCCATAAGCTTTACAAGAAATATTTCGGGGAGGTAGAAGAGGGATGAAAGATTACAATACTCGCAACAACGAAGAAAATTTCCCAGATGGGACAGTTAAGGCGCAAGACGGGAAGTTCTTTTTAATGGTGAATGGAAAATGGGAACAGATTGTTGAGCCAGTTGGCGTTAATCTTCCCGAATTTCCCATTGATGTAGCCTCTATGCTTATCAATGCCACAGTAACTAACGAACTACCGACTGAGAAAATTCCACTGTCTCCATTATTGGAGCAGAAAACATGGGAAATTCCAAAATACAACATTCTACAGTTGGAAGAGATTGCGAAACACCTTCTTCTCTACTGTGAAACTAAAAGAAATGGGTACGAAGATGCCTTTAGTGAAAATCACAAACCCCAACCCTTATGATTGGCTCGGCACAAAATATTTCATTGATGGAAATGAAGTTCCGAGAGTAAGATCAATAAATTTTCATACCGCAGTAGATGAAATTCCAGTATTTGATTTTGAAATGATGGCTGTTCCAGACATTGAAATGGAGTGCTTGGCACAAATTAGTGTCACTTCTCAATCAATTACTGATGCAATTTTAGTTTTAAGGCACGAACTGTTACAACATGGAGAAATTTACAATGGCTTCAAATCAAGCCTAAAATCAGCTTTAGAATCCTACAATTACTGTGGAATGCCATTTGAGCCAGAGGAAGAGATTGCAGAAAAAATTCTGGACTTCTTAATCGGGGAGGAAAAAGAAAATGAATGCACTTAATGTAATCGGAACAGCTGTAAATCTTGCATTTTTTGTTCTGGTTCTAGCCGGCACTTTAGCAATACTGAACGAAGAAGGAAAGACAAGTGTAATACAGATTTTATTCTGCATTTGTTTAGAAATATGTTTCGCACTTAATATTTTTTTAATCTGCACGAGGTGACAAATGTATTTACCGATTCCAATTGGAATTATCCCGATTGAGTTAATCGAGAGGGTTAAATTCATAAAAGCGCCGCTTCGACTTAATCCATGTAGGCTCGGGAAAGCCTATGAAAGTGATAAGTCGAGGCATCCAGAGTAGCGGAAACTCTTATTTTATATACTTGTTTAGCTTAATATCACGACTTCCCCGGTTTTAATGGTGCGCCGGGGTTGATGGGCTATCGCCAAACGGTTAAGGCACAGCACTTTGACTGCTGCATTTGCTGGTTCGAATCCAGTTAGCCCAGTTTGCGGTTTTGCTAACGCCGCAAGTTCATTTTATAACACTCTTTTCTGGAATCTAAAAGCGTTTCAGAAAACCTTTGTTGCGGCTGGCGGTCAAGAACTGCAACAGTGCCAGAAATAAATCTATGGCGGGCTTATTTCTGGTATCTCAGGAAGCTTAGTTCAGCGGTAAGAGCAACGGCCTCATAAGCCGTAAGTCCTGGGTTCGAATCCCAGAGCTTCCATTTCTTCTAAATGCCATTCATCCGTAATATGGGTGGAAAAAACTTCCAGTTGAGCGTGTGGATTAGGTAAATTTAGGTGCGATGCGGCGTAGCCTAAATGGATCTGATTTCCCGGCTGGTATATCTCGGAGTTAAAAATATTAACGCAGCGCACGTTAATAAAAGGAGTTTTCAAGAGATGCCGTTCAAAGACGCATAAAAATATCCAGTGAATCTACGGCACTAAAACTTGTAGATAGTGGAAAGCATAACACGATAAACCTATTGCTAACCCGGGAATCCGGGTTATGGGAAAGCGGCAACGATTGGCGGTGTTGCGGCGGTCTGTAAAACCGTTCCCTCGTGGTAAACATTATAGGTTCAATTCCTATCTTTCCCATTGTTTGGAGACTGAAAGTTTGGTGGTAGGAAAAGCACATGGCAGTGCGCAGGAATGTATAACCGAGTTCCGAATGCGTACTGTTTATCGGTGATATAGTGACTTCCTCTAGTAGTCAATAAGTGAACGTGCTGAAATGGTTCTTCCAAACATGTACATCGCAGGATAGAGAATCGGAATCTCGCAAGGCTCATATCCTTGAAAGCGGCGGTTCGAATCCGTCTCCTGCAATTAATCCGTCTAGTGTTCAGCGGATTAAAACAAATTTTCAATACACCTTCTTTCTATGAATGTGGAACTCAACCCAATTGCTCTTTTGTTGGAGTGATTGACCGTGACAGGCGGTGATATGAAACATAGCTCAGTGGTAGAGCAATGATATTCAATATCATGTGACACAGGTTCGATTCCTGTTGTTTCTATCTGGCAAATTGCCATTGCCAGAAGTTGCATTTTCCCCCTTAAAGTTCCAGTGTTTCTCGTTGGGAGGTTTATGCCGTTCAAGTCGGCACACTGGATTTTTTTAACAAGAGGTGTTTATGGAAGAAAAATGTTGCAAGAATTGTAGAAAACATGATGACTTCACATGGGTTTGTTTCAATGGTGATAGCAAATATTGCGCAGACTTTACGGAACCAGAGTGCTATTGCGAGTTTTGGGAGAGAAAAGAAGATGGAAATATGCGGTAAAGAAATCAACGATGAATGTTCCAAATGTGGGAATATCCTTGAATGCGAATTGTTCCGGCAAGGGCATGGCATAAAACAGGAACGTGAAAATGTAGCAAAGATGATTGAATGCCAAATGAAGCATATACAGAAGAGGGAGGAAAAACATGATTAAAATATTAAAACCGGGAACAAAAAAAGAAACAACTTGTGATAAGTGTGGTGCGCTATTGAGTTATGATGAAAACGAAGACGTGAAAGAAGAGTGCATAGAAAAAGCGTTCGTCACAAATATGCCATCTGGATACGGACGTAAGCAGAAATACATCATATGTCCGCAGTGTAAAAGCAAAATAATTACGTGGTCTACAAGATAGGAGCGGATTGAAATGATTAAAAAACTTTCTAATTTCTGGTTCAAAAGAAAAACGGATAATCTTACGAAAATTCCTTTATTCATAATGATGTTTAATTGGAGGAAATTTCAAAAAGATGGGAAAGAGGGAAGTTGCTTGCTATATGCACTTTACCCAGATATTGCAAAGGATGTATTTTTGAGAGAAAAGTTGCAAGAGTGCGTAGATTATATCCGTGACAATTACGATATGGAAACATTTACTAAGATTTGAGGAGAATGCCATGAGAAGTGATATGTCTTTTGAAACATTTATGTGCGCTTGGTTGAGCAGCACTGGAAGCACCAGAGCATTGATGAGATACGGAATATACCTAACAGACAACGGAAAAAAGATGCACGGGGAACCAAAGGAACGTAGAGTTGCAGGGCGAAAAGGAGTAAGAAAGAATAAATGAGTATTAAATCAGCATTAGAATCCGAAGGGATAGATTTTTCTGAATACATGAACCCACCCGAACCGTGGAATGGACAGGCATTATTGAGGAATATCAATGGAGTGAAATACGCCTGTTGCCCTTTTTGCCAAAAGAAAGCACTTCTGATTAGCCCGAACACAAAGATTCAGCATCTTAAATTAAAATGCAAGGGAAGCAACTGTAAGAAAGAATTTGAGGTGAATGTATGAAACTTGGAGGAGGTATTAAATGCAGAGTATTAGGCTAATTGATAGAGATACAGACATTTCCAAATTAAAAATGCGTCAAATGGACTGGGACACAGTAATTAATAGGAAACCGTATTTTGTCGTTTTAATAGAAGGCTATATACATACAATCGGTGGAAAATACGGAAATAACAATTTATGGGCTTATCCTAGGGACGAAAAACCAAATTGCGAGAATTTAGTTCAATTCGAAGGAGAACCCGTATTCTGGGGAATAAATTATGCGCCTTACAATTACGCTCGATGCAGACATGATGAATTTGAAGCAACTACGATTGGCAACGTGTTTATTACCAGAAACGGAGAAAAATTCTGCGATGTAAGAGGCGGAATTGAACGTGCGAAGTGCATGATTAATGATTTTTTAGATCACCCAATGAATTTGAATGAAATTGATTTTGATAAAAATGTTATCGGAAGAAAAGTTTGGTGGCGTAGCGAACCAGCCATTGTAACAAGTTATATTTCTGGACAGGCTTGTGTCATATTGGAACCAGATGGAATGCCACAATTTACAACACCGGCAGAATTTGCAGGTGAGGAGTGTGAATGTTATGTTGATGGTGATGCAAAAGCAGATATTCTTGATAAACATATTTGGTGGTTTAGAAAATAATGTAAATTTATTCGAGGTGAATGTATGAGTACTTGTTATGATTGTGCGTGTTCAAAAATTGAAACAGACGGCAGCGATGCGGAAGAACTTCAAAAGACTAAACCTGTGGAAGTGGACGAACTTTCGGAAGAAACCAAGTTTAGAATTTATAAATTAATTGTAAATGAAATTGGAAAGCATTTTTACAATTGCGAGATGCGTATGTCATATAAAGACTTTATACTTGTTGAGGATTGCATCAGAAAAGTTTTGCAAGGAGAACAAGATGAACGCAAAACGG